CTTTATATTTTCTCCGGCGGTCGATTTCGTAAAAACAATTCCAAAACGGGAGGTATCGTGAAATGGACTTTTTAGAGCACCATGGTGTCAAAGGCCAAAAATGGGGCGTTCGTCGGTACCAGAATCCCGATGGAACTCACACACCTTTAGGCAGGGCTCGCGACAGAGCCAGAGATCGTAGAAGATATTCTTCCGATGATAAGGTTTTCGTTTCAGGTAAGGTTAGCTATGACAAGCCACTTGACGACAACCTTAAAGAAGAAGTCGATAAGATCATAGCTGCCAATTCTCAAGTACTCATAGGTGATGCTCCTGGAGCAGATACCAGAGTTCAGGAATACCTTGCAGAAAAAGGATATTCTAATGTAATAGTTTACACAACAGATCCTCAGGTTAGAAACAATGTCGGTGGTTGGGAAGTAAGAACCATAAGCGATAATGGTAACACAGAGGAAAGATTAATACGTAGACAAAAAGATATTGCTATGACAGAGGATTCTACAAGAGGTTTAGTCGTTCAGCCAGAAGACGATAACCCGGATTCAGCAACATCTTTAAATGTCGAACGTCTAAGAGACAGTGGGCTTAGAGTCAGAAGATATGACTATAAGCAGCACAGATGGGTCTAAAAGTATAAGGAAAGGAGGCCGATTGTCTTGGGAAGGAAGAAACTTATAGAAGAAAACTCAAAGGAACTTGCACCTATCCGTAGGGCAATCGATCCACAAGTTCGTGAGAATCAAATGATAGCTCTGTCTACAAACCTTGCAGAGAAGCAGTTGCGTGAAGGAACCGCTAGTTCTCAGGTTATTTGCCATTATCTCAAGCTTGGATCGATGGAAAAGCAGCTTGAATTGGAAAAGCTGAGGAATGAAAACCTTCTTTTGAAGAAGAAAGTCGAAGCTATAGATTCTCAGATGGAAACAAATGCAAAGTATGCCGAAGTAATAGCGGCAATGACTGTATATACCGGAGGATCAACAGAATGAGATATTTAGTTGTCAGAGAGGGCGATTCTCTAGCCCATGCTCAGCACGCCGGATACTATTCTCCGAATAATGGATCGGGCAATGATTATAAGAGAGACAGATATTTGTTCCAGGGTGTCTTTCGTGTAGAGAATCATGGCGATGCTGAAATAGATTTAATAAATTCCAGAGACAATTCCCAGGCTAGAACCAAAGTTCCTGGAAGGATTATCGAAAGCGGTAAGACTGCGATAGTAAATTACCTTGTAAGGAAGTCTAATTCTCGTGCGTCGATCGATGCCGGTCAGGCAAAGCTCGCTGCTGATGCGATTGAGCGTTATGTCCAGCAGCATTTCAACACCGAACTTCACCACTCAGATGATGACGACGATGTGATCGAGACTGATGACTATCTTGAGCATGCTCAGCATGAAGGATACTATTCGCCTAATCTTACTAAGAATACTACAACTATAGAACAGTATCCTTACAAAGTTGGTAAGTGCTATATTACCAGAGATGGCAATAGAATGGATTCTTATAGAGCCTTGATGCATGTTGTACTGGTTAATAAAAATGGTAAAGCTGGAAGAATGCCAGATTTTATTATAGCTCTTCATAGACATAAAGATGCAGTTTCAGCAGTAGATTCGTTTTTAAATACTGTTAGGAATTCTTATCCATCTTATTGGAGGCAGGCGCCTGATAGTGTAAGACACGAAATAATCAAGCAGGCAATTTCTTTGTATTACAAGTATCAGGATAAGCCTCAGCATGAAGGTTATTATAGTCCTAATCTTAGTCATTCTTATGACTATCTTGAGCATCATGGCGTTCTTGGTATGAAATGGGGCGTCAGAAGGTATCAAAATGAAGATGGAACCTTAACTGACGAAGGTAAGAAAAGGTACACGAACAAAGACGGAAGTTATGTAGATAACGAAAGCCGCCAGGCAATTAAGAAAGAAATTTCTAAGCGTAAAGGCATGGCCGGAGCTTCTTCAGTTTTGGGAAGTGCGTTGATCAGTTCGGTAATATTAAACCCTGCAGTATTAGCAATGCCCGTTGCTGGATTGGTATTACCAGCCGCCATTGCTGCTACATCAGCAGCCAGCCTTATCAATAATGTTAAAAGCATGCAGCTTTCCCAGATCAAAGACAGAGCTGACATGATAGACTTTCATAGATCAGGAAACGAGCCTGTAGAACCGATAAGGGTTAACGTGAGAAGGAGATAGTATTAATTCCCACTACAATCAATAGATGAGTGGGATTTTTATTCCAAGCATAACTGTTAGATGTCCTAGTAAACTTCTAATGGTGGCTAAAGTAACAAATTAACATTTTTAAAGGAGAAATATTATGAGCGCTTTACAGTGGGATCAGATCGGCGAGCGTCTCTTTGAGACAGGTATCGATCATGGTGTACTTTATCTTCAGTCTGGAGGAGCTTATCCTCTTGGAGTAGCTTGGAATGGCCTTACCGGTGTTACCGAGACTCCTGAAGGAGCAGAGCCTAACGACAAGTATGCTGATAACATTAAGTATCTCAGCATTTATTCAGCAGAGACCTTCAAGGGAACAATCAAGGCATTCATGTATCCCGATGAGTGGGCACTTTGCAACGGCGAAGCTAAGGTTGGTGGACTTACTATCGGACAGCAGTCAAGAAAGAGCTTTGGTCTTGCTTACAGAACCGTTCTTGGTAACGACACCGACGGTAACGATCATGGATACAAGATTCACCTTGTATACGGATGCATGGCATCTCCTTCAGAGAGAGATTATCAGACCATCAATGATAGCCCTGATGCTATCGAGTTCAGCTGGGAGTTCACAACCACTCCTGTTACCCTTACTTCTAAAGATGCTTCTGACAATGTCTATAAGCCTACCTCTCTGCTTACTATTGACAGCACTGCTTTCACAACCGAAGAGGCAAAGGCTAAGCTTAAGAGACTTACGGATGCACTCTTCGGAACCGATGCAGATCCTGAGGATCCTCAGTCTGTTGCTACAGATCCTTATCTTCCTCTTCCTGATGCAGTTATTGCAATGCTTGCATAAGGTTGATCAAAATGATTTTGGGGCTGGCTTAACCGCTGGCCCCTTTTGTTATGTCTAGAAAGGAGAAAATTATGTACATTAAAACGATTGAGTATACCGATTACTCAGGAAACAAGAGAAAGGAAGATTTCTACTTCAATTTCAGCGATGCTGAGATTATGGAAATGGAACTTTCAAAGGATGGTGGATTCGATCAGTGGATCACCAGAATTGCAAATGCCCAGAACACACCGGAGCTTATTAAACTCTTTAAGAGCCTGATCCTTATGGCTTACGGTGAGAGATCACTTGATGGCAAATCGTTCTATAAGAAAGATCCGCAGACAGGAAGACCGCTTTCCGAAGAATTCGAGCAGACGGCTGCATATCCGGTACTTTTCATGGAGCTTGCAACAAATCATGAAGCGGCTGCCGAGTTTATTAACAAAGTAATACCTGAAAATGCAGCTGAGGCTATCGAAAAGGCAAAAGCTGACGGCAGCTTGGATGAGGTTACATCTAAGATCTATCCTCTTTCCAAGTAAAGATATTTTAAGAATCCCTGTGCTATAAGAGAGTGCAGGAGTTGTGCCGCCATTCTTTGTCTCCTTTCCTTGGCATCAGTGGGCATGGCTTCTGCATTTTCTTACAGCATGGGGATTCTTATAAAGAGGAGATCTAAAATGAGCAATTACTACGTCGAAAGGTCTCCAGATTATTTGGAGCATCATGGCATACTCGGTATGAAATGGGGTATCAGACGGTTTCAGAATCGGGATGGTAGCCTTACTTCCGAAGGTATGCTTAGATATCGTAAGACAAACAAATTGCAGAAAGATTTAATAAAGAAGACGTTAGAAGGTATTTACGCGAATGACAGCGATATGAGCGGTGTAGAAAAACTGTTCAGGATGACTGGTGCGTCTTCTGATGCTAAGAATAAATCTTATGATATCTGTGAAGAGTATACTAAGAAATTAAAAGACATATCTGACGAATGTGATGAATTGGTTGAAGGTTTAGATAAAGGAACAATGTCTTACTATGAAGCAGCTACTGAAATAGCAGCAAGCGCGCTTTATTATAAAAAGAATCCTGAAGATTTAACAATTGAAGACATTGGCAACGAAGGATTTATGGGATGTCTCGAAGATGGTCAACAGCAATCAGTTAATGCCGTATCGTATTATCTTAACGAAAACGGTAAGACTGAAAAAGCGCGAGAGCTTGAAGCAAAATACGATGATGTTTTTAAGTCTACTAAAGACTCTTTGAAAGAAACATTGTCTAACGCTTTTGAAGAAGTTGGCGCAGACGAACTCGAAAAGAATTTCCATTTATCTAATAGTTTAGCAACAACTATGATGTATAAATTTGAAGCCAAAAATAAGCCGGAGTCGGATGCATTTTATCTGGTTTTATTTAATGATGGTGGCTACAAATATACGGAAAGTGATTTAAAGAGTGTCGATAAAGCTAAAGAAATAGTTGACCACTTTGAAGGAAGTCATGATTATAATACATGGTGGTATGTAAATGAAGCAGCTGAGAACCTTGGCATGTCAGACATTAAAGCATCAGAGATGACCCAGTCTGATTGGGATAGACTCAATGCTGAAATTAGAGATCTGAGATCTGCCAGACATTCAGCAATGGATGAAGATGAACATTTGGAGCATCATGGTATTCTCGGTCAGAAATGGGGCATTAGACGGTTTCAGAACCCGGACGGCTCTTTGACTGAGGAAGGTAGGAGAAGATACGGAGATATATTAACTCCAGATCAGATGAAAAACATGATCAGAAGTTACAATCTCCGAACAGGTAAGAATAAGAAGATTAATAAGAAGACTACATTTAAGACATCGCATGGTACATACGACTATAAAGGAAAGCGAATAGATACTGATACGGATGTTAATGATCCTGGTCAGCAGAAGAAGTCTTACGAAAATAAGAAGCCTTCTGAAATGACAGACGAAGAACTTAAGATTGCTACAGAAAGAATGCGTAACGAAAGACTTTACAAGGAAGAGTACGCTAAAAATAATCCTGCCCCGCCAAAGACTGCAGGTGAACAGCTTATAAGCAATCTTAAAGATCATTTGATCGAGGACATCCCTGCTGGAATTTCTTCTGGTGTTAAACAGTATTTGTCAGAGTACATCAAGAGCTTAGCTACTGGTGGAAGTGGCAATAACAATAATAACCAGCAGAACAATCAGCAGCAAAAACCTGGTAATCAGCAACAGAATCAGCAGAAGCAACCGCAAAAGCCTAATAATCAGCAGAATCGGCAGCAAAACAATTCCGGTAAACCTGCAGACTCTAAAAAAGGTGAAGACGTAGCAGATAAAGTGTCTAACGCTATGAAGACTGCAAATGATAAGACCGATGATATAGCTAAAACTATAGGTAAAGTACAGGATGCAGTTTCAAGTGGAGTTAAAGACATTAAGAAAGATACTGCTGACGCGTATAACAATGCACGAAACACCACCCAGAACAATCGTATGGGATTACTTGAAAGAGCCCTTAACGATGCAGGTTTCAGTTCAACAAGAAGTTCAGGAGCATACGGTTTTATTAAAAACCAGATAGCTACTGAAATAAAGAACGATTCCGGACGTAAATTCGATTCTCAGGATTATTACAATAACAGGATACGTCAGTTAAAAGACGGCTATTATACCGCTCAGGCTGAAGCTCAGATCGGTTATGGAAACTATGGCGGAAGCTATAAGTATCAGGAAGATGCTATCAAGTATCAGCGTACTGCAGCTCCTGTCATAAGTCAGGTCAGCAATGTTGACATGGCTTCGCTTCCCGACAATGAAAGAATAAGTAGCTATGTAGATGCTGTTAGAGAAGAGCTTCGTCGAAGATAACGAGAAAGGAAAAATTCAAAATGAGTTTAAAAGATAGACTTCATCATGGATGGAACGCCTTTCTCGGTAGAGACGGCCCGTACTATGATTATAGGAATTATGGTGAAGCTTATTATACAAGACCTGATCGTGTTAGATTCACGAGAGGAAATGAGCGTTCGATGATAAATGCTGTCTATAATCGAATAGCTATAGATGCTTCAACCATAAATATTCGTCATGTAAGAACTGACGAAGATGGAAGATACAAAGAAGAAATCAAAAGTGATTTCAACAATTGCCTATCACTATCTGCAAACAAAGACCAGAATGGAAGACAGTTTATTCAGGATGTTGTTATGTCACTTCTCGACGAGGGATGCATAGCAATAGTACCGATAGACACGAATACCGACATTAGAAAAGGTGCCTTTGATATTCTCTCAATGAGAGTCGGCAAGATAGTGCAGTGGTATCCGGATTACGTTCGTGTAAAAGTGTACAACGACCGAATAGGCCATGAGCAAGAGATAACACTTCCCAAAGAGTCAGTAGCCATTATAGAGAACCCGTTCTATTCAGTAATGAATGAACCAAGTTCCACGGCTTCAAGGCTTATAAGGAAGCTTAATTTATTGGACACAATTGACGAGCATAATTCCACTGGAAAACTGGATATGATCATCCAGCTTCCTTACATTATTAAAACTCCGGCTAGAAGACAGCAGGCCGAGAGAAGACGTAAAGACATAGAGATGCAATTGTCCAGCTCCAAGTATGGCATCGCATACGCAGATGGAACTGAAAAGATAACCCAGCTTAATAGATCAATAGATAACAACATGATCGAACAGGTTGAGTATTTCACAAACATGCTGTACAGCCAGCTTGGAATAACTCAGGCAGTAATGGATGGAACCGCAGACGAAAAAGTCATGCAGAACTATTATACCAGGACAATTGAACCTATAGTTTCAGCAATAACTGATGAAATGAAACGCAAATTTCTTACTAAGACAGCCATGACTCAGGGTCAGTCAATAATGTTCTTCAGAGACCCGTTCAAACTTATGCCTATAGCTGATTTCGCAGAGTTGGCAGATAAGCTTACTAGGAACTGTATCGCAACTTCTAATGAAATTAGACAGGCAATTGGAATGAAGCCGGTCGACGATCCTCAGGCAGATCAGTTGGTCAACAACAACCTTTCACAGCCAAAAGAAGCTCTGGAAGAAGCCGAGAGTGAAGAAATAGACGTATCTATGGAGTCATAGCAAGTAAGAAAATGGAGGAAAAATCAAAATGGGTAAGACTAGAGACTTTGGTGGATGGGCTACCCGCTTTAACATCAAGTGTGCAGATGGAAGAACTATAAAACCCGGAGCATTTGATGAGTGCGATGGACAGACCGTTCCGCTCGTGTGGGATCACAAGCATGATTCCCCTCTTAATGTACTCGGTCATGCTCTCCTTCACTGCAAAGACGAAGGCGTTTATGCTGATATTTTCCTGAATGATACAACTCAGGGCAAGAATGCGAGAGAGCTCGTCGATAATGGCGACATAAAGTCTCTTTCCATATATGCAAATCAGCTTAAGCATCAGAACGGTAGCGATGTTGTTCATGGAATAATCCGTGAGGTGTCTTTGGTTCTGGCCGGTGCAAATCCCGGTGCATTCATTGATACAGCAATAGCGCACAGTGAAGACGGCATTGATCCGGAAGAAGCTGTTATATTCAGCGATGATGACATCGAGTCTAATGACATCGAATCTAATGACGATGAGTCACTCGAGCATGCTGTAGGAATTAAAGCTACGCATTATCTTCCTTTGAATTCTGATGTTAAAAGTCCTAGAGCATCTTATAATAAGAACGATGATAAGATACATGTCAGTTGGACTATAGATCAGAGTCCTGTTGATACTACTCTTGAGGGTTATCATAGGAATAATAATGGCGATTTTGTATTTAATTCCATGAGCGTCGACTGGTGTAAAGATCTTATAAAGAGATATGGAACTGGATATCTCAATGATTATAAAAACTCAAGAGCTGTTTGGGATGATGGAAGACTTACACAGATGGCTAGAAATATGCATAATCAGCTTCAGTCGGCATTAGCTCAAACCAGTAATCAGCTTAATGGAGTTGGAATTAGACATTCAGAAGAGGACAGCGATATGGAAAATGAACATCTCGAGCATGCTGACGGCGAAGGTAAGAGGACCGTTCAGGATGTTATCGACACCATGAACGAAGAACAGAAGAAAGTTCTTAATTACTGCGTCAGCGAGGCTTTGAAGAAAGCTGACGAAAATTCTGATAAAGGAGAAGAAGATATGAAGCACAATGTATTTGACAACGATAGCCAGGGCGCAGTTCTTGCTCACAGCATGACTCTTGACGAGCAGAACAGCATCATCGCTGACATGAAGAAGTATGGATCTCTTAAGGAGTCCTTCCTGGCTCACAAAGAGGAGATGGGAATCAGTGATATGGTTCTTCAGCATGGAACCGATATCGAGCGTTCCGAGGATGTTCAGGCTTACATGGTAAATGATCCTTCATTCCTGTTCCCTGAAGCAAAGTCTCTCAACAATCCTCCTGCTTGGATCAAGAGAAACACTGATTGGGTTGCCGGAGTACTTGGTGGAACCAAGCATGTTCCTTTCAGCCGCATTAAGTCTGTATTTGCAGACATCACTGAGGATGAAGCACGTGCTAAGGGTTACCTCAAGGGACAGAGAAAGACTGAGGAAGTCTTCACTCTGCTCAAGAGATCCACTGATCCTCAGACCATCTATAAGAAGCAGAAGATGGATCGTGATGATGTTATCGACATCACCGATTTCGACGTAGTTGCATGGATCAAGGGCGAGATGAGAATGATGCTCGACGAGGAAATCGCTAGAGCAATTCTTATCGGTGACGGAAGATCTACCGCATCTAACGATCACATCAAGCATGATCACATCAGACCTATCTGGACCGATGACGATCTCTTCACCATAAAGCAGTTTGTTGAGTATGAAGCAGACGCTACTGACGATGACAAGGCTAGGGCTTACATCCGTGCAGCAGTTAAGGCTCGTAAGAACTACAAGGGATCAGGAAATCCTGTATTCTTCACCACTGAAGATGTTCTTACAGATATGCTCCTTCTTGAGGACAACATGGGCCACAGACTTTACAAGTCCGAGGCTGAGGTTGCTTCCGCTATGCGTGTAAGCCGCATCGTTACCGTTCAGGTAATGGAAGGACAGCAGAGAACTGTAAGTAACGTTCAGAGAGATCTTATCGGTATCATTGTTAACCTTTCTGACTACACTGTAGGCGCTGATAAGGGCGGAGCAGTTTCTATGTTCGATGATTTCGACATCGACTACAACCAGATGAAGTATCTGATCGAGACCAGATGCTCTGGTGCTCTCACTGTTCCTTACAGTGCAATCGTTATCGAGTCTGCTCAGAAGGCTTGATCTTAAGTTTTTATTCAGCCGGGTGGGGTGTCAAAGCTCCACCTGGTTTTATTGGTAAAGGAGACACCAATGATCACGATTCACATCGATGAGCATCCTGAAAAGGACTATTGGGACCCCAAGAAAGAGGAGTTCCGCAAAATTCCTGGCAATAGAGCTATTGATCTTAATCTAGAGCATTCCCTAATATCGATTTCGAAATGGGAATCAAAGTGGCATATTCCGTTTATGTCAAAAGAGCAGCATACAGAAGAGCAGACTATACACTACATCAAGTGTATGACAATAAACCAGAATGTACCTGATGTCGTTTACAACTATTTGACAGCCGATGATATAAAAAAGATTTCTGATTACATAAACGATCCGATGACTGCTACAACCATACGTGAAGTTCCTGGTCAAAAGTCAGGTCCCAAAGAGGTTGTAACTTCAGAACTTATCTATTACTGGATGATAGCCCTTCAGATACCTTGTGAGTTCGAAAAATGGCATCTTAACAGGCTCATTAGGCTTATCGAAGTATGCAATGCTAAGAATACACCGCCTAAGAAGATGGGAAAAAGTGAGATTATGCAACGTAACATGGCTTTGAATGCTGCAAGAAGAGCCAAGTATAACTCGAAAGGCTAGGAAATTCAAAATGAGTTCAGCTATCACATGCAGTCTCAAAGGAGATTTCAAGAAAACAAATTCTTTCCTTGAAAAATGTTTGGAATTCATCAAGTTAGGTAGACTGGACTATTACGGAAAGCTTGGAGTTGCAGCTTTGGCTGAAACAACTCCTAAAGTTACGGGATTATTGGCGTCATCTTGGCATTATAAGATACGCAGAACACGTAATTCTGTCAGTTTGATATTTTATAACACAGACATAGAGAATGGTAAAAACGTGGCGTTACTTGTTTACTATGGCCACGGTACCAGATCAGGTGTATGGGTTCCTCCAAATGACTACATTACTCCGGCTATGTTACCGGTATTTGTTCAGATAGCCGAAGATATGAGAAAGGAGATAGAAGCTCTATGAATGAGAACGATGTAATTGATACTAATGTGGTAGAGATTAAATTTGACAACTCGAAGTTTGTAGAGAATGTCTCCCAGACCATAGATATTGTAAATGAGTTAAAAGACAGCCTTCAGTTTGATGCAAATAGCTTTGATTCTCTCGAAAGAGCCACAAGAAACATAGATCTTTCCGGTATTACATCAAGTCTTGAAAGCTTGTCTGATAGATTCTCGACTTTTGGAATCGTTGGTATGACTGCTATTCAGCGAATTACCAATGAAGTAATGAATCTCGCTGGTAAATTAGGGCGAGTTTTAGCTAAACCTTGGCAGCAGATCATTACTGGTGGTACCAACAGAGCTGCCAATATTGCTCAGGCTCAGTTCCAGTTGGAAGGTCTGTTTGGTAAGACTGACGAAGGAATAGCTAAACTTAACATGACCATGAGAGCATCTTCTTCGGAGATTGCAAACATGGTTGGAATGTCTGAAGACCTTATAGTAGCAATGAATGCAGCTGATTATGCTGTTGCAGACACTGCTTATGGACTGGACTCAGCTGCTAAAGCGGCATCAGTTCTTGCTACTTCAGGTGTCGATGTTCTTCATTTCTCGGAAGATCTGAAAGATGCAAACGGTCTGTTAAGAACAGAAATGCAGGTTGCATTGAGATCCATTTCTGGTACTGCGGCAATGGCTAATGCGTCTTATGACGATATCGCCCATGTGTTTGAGAGAATTTCTGGTAATGGTAGGGTAATGGCAATAGACCTGCAGAGTCTTTCTGCTAGAGGTCTTAATGCCGCAGCTACTTTGAGAGATTACCTGAATGATATTGGTGTTACAGCCAATGCAACAGAGAAAGACATCCGTGACATGGTTTCCAAAGGTCAGATCGACTTCATGACTTTTGCAAAGGCTATGGATGCCACTTATGGCGATCATGCTAAGGATGCTAACAACACTTTCACTGGTGCATTTAGTAACATGAAGTTCGCTCTGTCTAAGATAGGTGCGGATTTCATTGGTCCTTTCAGAGAAAAGATGATTCCTATTCTTAACGATGTGAGAATAGCTATCAACCAGGTAAGAAAAGCGTTAAATTTCAAAATAAAGTTTCCTGGAGTAGAAAAAGAAGCAAGTATCGTTGAGCTATTTGTTAATGCTATTACTAGATTAACTGAAAAAGCTCATGATTTGTTCAATGTTTGGCATGGTGGACAGAATGTTATAGAGCAGACCATGTCAGCAATTGCTCAACTGTCAGGAAGCAGTTTTGGATTTATTAAATCGGTATTTGATGATGTTGAATCTGGTGCAAGGAATTCACAGTCTGCAATAACTGTACTTACGCAGATTATGCATAATAGCGGAAATGACATGGGTAAGGTTTACAAGAACCTTGCTGAGTCTATGGACAAGACTGAAGATGAGATAGTTATGATGTGCCATAATGGCGAAATCTCATTTGAGCAGTTTTCCAACGCTATGTCTGCTGCATTCGGTAATACTGTTGCAGAAACCAGAATTTCACAGCTTGCCAACATTTTAAAGAATGTCCTTTCTGTAGCAATTAACCTTGGTAATGGTATTTCTTCAGTTGTTGGCCCTGCTATTGAAGCATTTTTAAAAGTATTTACAGGAAACGGAGTTCAGGGAGTTGTTGGAATAACTGAAGCTATTTCGGATTTTACTTCGAAACTTAAGCTTTCGGTTCCTGCTCAGAGAAATCTTGTAAAAATATTTACGACATTTTTTAAGATAGTAAAAACTGGAATTAGTGTAATCGCTAAATTAGCTGGTGGAGTAATTAAGATTGTTGGAGCTTTTACTCCATTGGTTGATGTAGTTATTGCATTTGTTTCTATTTTTGCAGAAATAATTGCTTATATAGTCGATTTCATAGCTGAATCTAAGATTCTTGACTCTGTTGTAAGAATCCTTACTACCACTTTCACTTATGCCGGAAGAGCTATAATAACTGTTCTTGGAATTATTATAGGCCTTGTTGGACTTGCCATAAGGGAAGTTGCTGAAGTATTTAAGCTTCTTGGTGAAAGTTTGAAGAATATCGATCTTTCCAGAGTCTATGAGATGATAAGAGCTTTCAGACAGCTCGTCGGAACATTCTTGACTGGCGGAATGCTTCCTGTTATTCAGAGAGCAATTCTGTCGTTCCTCGGAGCAATTGGGTTGTTCTTTGTTGGAATAGCAAGAGCATTTACAAATCTTAGAGAAACCATGGCATCGGTCTTCGATAAGATGAAGAGCACTGGTGCAGGTCTCATAGAAATATTTGCAAATATTGGCGAACGGATTAAGAATGCATTTATGTCCGTTTATGAGTTCATATCGACAAAGTTCTTAGGACTTACATCGGTAGTCGCAATCATCGAGTCACTTCTTACTTTTGGCGTTTTATACAATGTGCTTAGAGTTGGCTCTGCAATTTCTAGAGCAGTAACATCTTGGGCGAATAAGAACAATGCCGAAGCTCTGTCTCTTGCAGCAAGTTCTATTAAGAAGATGGCTACTGCGTTCTTGATATTTGCAGCAGCAATTGTTGTTCTCAGCTTCGTTCCTGCAGATAGAATACTTAATACAATAGGTGTTCTTATGGCAGTTACTCTTGCAATAATGGGAGTAAGCTTTGCTATTCAGAGAATAATGAACGCTGTGACTGCGATGAACCAGTCAAAAGATAAAGTTAAACCGTGGGAGAAAGCTGTTTCCTCGTTTATGGCTTCACTTTCCAGATCTATGGAAAGAGTAGCTAAAGGAATACAGTCTTTCTTAAAGAATATTGGAAGAGCATCTTTATTCACAAGTATTGCACTTCTTCTTGTGAGCATAGCTGGTTCTATTTATATTTTGTATAAAGCTGTTGTAGCTTGGGCTAATATTCCTGAAGAAGAAATGTGGCTCGGCTTTGATCGAATGGGTGCTGTTTTAGCTACAATTATCGCTGCTGTGGCAATACTCGGTACAACTTGCAAGAAAGCTGGCGGAGGATTACTCGGAGCTGCAGTTGTGATGTTGGCATTTACAGCTGTTTTAAAAGGATTCGCTTCTGTTGTTGAAACATTTGCTGACATGAACAGACGTTTCAGAAGCAAAGACGATGCTAATTCTGTATGGTTTGTATTTGCTGAAATCGGACTGGCTATGCTTATTATGGCTGGATCAGTTGCTATCATGGGCGCAGCATGTAAGAAGGCTGGATTTGGGCTCATGGCAAGTGCTGTAGATATGATGGCATTCTTGATCGTGCTTAATCAGTTTACAGACATTATCAGTGCATATGCCAAGTTTGATGCTGATACATTCTATTCAAGCTGGGCAAAAGCAGCATCGGTATTAGTTCTGTTTGCAGGAGCAATATGGCTTATAACAAGAACTTTAGGCACTGCTGATAAGACATTTACAGCAAGCTTAAAAGGTGGTTTGTATTACAATAAGTCATCTCAGAGCGGTCTCATGGGTGTAATACTTAGTCTCATGGCTGTTGCTGTATTGCTTAAAGCATATGGTTCTACCATGGAAACAATTTCTAAGTATTCATGGCAGGACATTGCTAAAACATTAAGTATTATAGTAGCTTCGTTTGTTGGAATATATGCATCAATAAAAGCACTTCAGGGAACCAATGGATCGTCACTTAGAGGACTTGTTGGGCTCATCTTTACGATGACAATGATGATCTCAATAATGACAATTCTTGATCCATATAGAGCTGTAGCTGCTGCAGGTGGAATGGCATTAGTTCTTGGAGCCATAGCTGTCGCCGCAGAAAAGCTTAACGGTTTCGGACTTAAGCAAAATCAAAATGGAAAGACAATTCTCCAGATGGTTAGTCTTATAATCGTCCTTACCGGTGCTCTTGCTGTGCTCGCTAATGTTCAGTGGGATTCAGTGCTTAGTTCAGCAGTTTCAATTGGCATTATACTTACTGCATTATCGTACTCGCTTAGTCATATAAAGCCTGTAAAACTTGACGACAATACTCTTAAAGCCATGATTTACACTTTGGCTATCTTGACTGCTGACATATTTGCGCTTAGCAAGATACCTGTCGCTGATAAAGGTGCTTTGCTTGCTATAGCTATGAGCATGTCTGTATTGTCCATTGTTGTTGCCGAAACACTGGTTTTGTTAAGCAAGGTTACTCAAATACCTGCTAACGCGATAAAGGCTTTTAGTGGAATTACAGCTGTATTGGGTTTCATGTCGTTATTTTTCGCGTCATCAGCAGCAATAATTGGGTCTACAAATTCGATAAATGCATTGACCGGAATTGTCGTTGCGATGAGTTCTTTATCGTTCGTTATCACTGGAATTATATTCTTGCTCAGTAAGATTAATGCTACAGACCAGATTTATAAAGGTGTTGGCGCTTTCTCTGCGTTACTTAGTGTAATAAGTGTGTTTGGTCTTCTCATGTCTCTCATAGGGTTAATAGGAGATCCTTCAGACACTTTGACAATAATGCAAGGAATGGTTTTAACAATGACCGGATTATTACCATTCTTGTTAATAACCATGTCAGTACTTAGTGTTTTAAATGTCAATAAAGAGTTCTTCCTAAGTGTTGCTGGATTTACTATGCTGCTCGGACTTGTTGCGTCGTTCGGCGCTTTCATGGCATACATAGGGACAATAGGAAATGTAGACAATACCGTAACCATAATGGAATCGTTAACCAAGGCAATGAACGGTTTACTTCCATTCTTATTGGTATTTTCTGTAGTATTGAGTTTCTTAGGAAATCTTGGACCGATGATCCTTCTCGGAAACGCAATGTTTGCAATACTTTTGACATCTATTGCAGGCTTTGCTGCTCTTTTAGCCGGAGTTGGAGCAATTGGTAATGTTGAGAATACTGTTACTGTCATGGAAGCAATTACTCAGTCCATGAGAAGTCTAACAGTAACTATGTTGATGATTATAGCAGTCGGTGCGTTAGGAATTCCTGCGATTGCCGGACTTGCAATACTCCAGGGAGCTGTAATTTCTCTGTTAGGACTTTTTGGAATAGTTGGTTCATTTGCCACAATTCAAAATGCAGTTATTTCAGGAATAGGTCTGATCACATTTGTATGCGATTCTATAAAAAGAATTACTGAAATAATGACAGGAATTAAGCTTGAAGGAATACTTATATTTGTAACTGCACTTAACATGCTCGCTGGAGCTAATGTTTTAGGTGTAGTCAAAGTCGGAGCAATAAATGCTGGTCTTTTACTGGCAGTTGGGCCTCTTGTTGCTATTGCATCAATGAAATCTGCTATCGATGCCGGTCTTGAAGCAGCGACCAAGATGATGACAGATCTTGTTGATATTTTCAACATGTCAACTATTCTTGGTGGTCTCAATGCTGACGAGTTTATTAAGGCAACAAATGACATTCTCCGTATAGCAGACGCTGTTACAAATTATGCAAGCTTACAGATAGTCGCTGGATTGGCTAAAGGTTTGATAAATGAGCATGCTAAAGCCATTCTTGAAACCAGCGCTATCGGTATGGCTGCTATAATTGATAATAAGTTTAAAGAAGAAATGGGCATACATTCACCTTCGACCAGAACTGAAGACGAATGGGGCGGAAACATGGTTGCTGGAGCCGGTGCAGGTTTGACTAATGCCAGTGCTGAATCCATACTCAGATCCGCAACAGCTCAAATGGGTGATTTTGTAAATCTTGAAGGAATAAGTGTATTCGGTAATGCTGGAGCTAATTCCGCTGAAAGTTTTGCTGCTAATTTCAAAGCTGGTTTAAGTGGAAATCTTGACCTCTCTGGAATATTTGACTTGGTTAGCGGTGGCGGAAAAGGTAAGACCGGTAAGAAAGCTGGTTGGTATGATACTGCTAGAGTAAGAGCTGATGCTGGCAGACTTGCAACTGCTCAGCAGAGAGCTTATGAAGAAAACTTTATAAGGAACTTTAGAAGCCCCGAAGAGTATTTAGCATACCAGGCAGAACAGGCTAGCCAGAACTTACAGGAAACCGATGAAGGTATTCTTGATTATGGTTCGACATTTACAGATCTTCTTAAAGATTTCGAGAATTCATTGTCTAATCTTGGTAACATCTCTGATTTGACATCTGGATCTCTTGACGATCTTGGTGGATCTATGGGTGGAGTTGGTTCTTCAGCTTCTAGTGCATCTAGACAAACAGATGAACTTATGCAGAAGATTGACGGTCTCATGGAGAAATATGAAGATCTGTGGGACGATGCCAAGACAAATGCTAATAAAGACTTATTCAAGGGTGTAGATTCTCAGGGCGATGACTTCCTCGATACTATCAAAGACATAATGAATCAGTACGAGAACATCTATCAGTCTGCAGTAGAGAGAACGAACAGTCAGGATCTCTTTGCAGAAGTTAAGATGGAAGATGAGTCTTTTGCTCCTGAGACATTAATGAAGAATCTCGAGGATCAGGTTAACCAGGTCAACGAGCTCAATACAATTGTAGCGTCGCTTAGTGGAAGAGTAACCGATGAAAACCTGAGAGCAGCCATTTCTCAGATGGATGTCGACAAACTTCCCGAGCTTAGAGCGCTTTATAGGATGAATGATAGAGATCTGTCGAGCTATCAGGAAATGTACAGACAGAAAGTTCAGGCCAACCAGAACAAAATTCAAAATGAATTGACTGGAAGCATATCTCAGATAACTGGAGAGTATACAGACATCGCAAGTTACGTCGCGACTAATGAATCTACAAACCAGTTAATCACGAATTTGCAGGCTCAGATCGACCAGCTCAACGAATACAACGCTACAGTTGGATCTTTGATGAATCGTATTTCAGATATGAACCTCAGAGAAGCCATTGCTAGCATGGGTGTAGATTCACTGGCTGAGCTTAAGATGCTTAATAGCATGACCGATGCACAATTAGACTCTTATACAGAAATGTATAATCAGAAAATTGCTAGGGAAGCAAAAGCTCTTAAGAATGAACTCTCTGCTGAATTGAGTGCAGCATTAGGAGAGCCTCTTGACATTGAGGAATTTTATATTTCTTACAAGAACGGTATGAGCGATTTGACAAACCGTATTTCTACAGATTCTGCAACTTCTGAACTTGGTCGTACAGCAGGAACCAATATTGCTAATAGTGCTTCTGATGGCATAAGCAATAGCGGATCAGCAAGGTCGGCCGGAACAGGTTATGTGAATGAAGTAGCAAACGGTATGTCTGACCGTGACGCCATAGCAAGAGTCGAAGCTAATGCTAGATTGGTAATAGAAACGATAACAAACATATTTGACAATGCCATAGATTCGTTTAAAGAAGTAGGACATAAATTTATTGACCAGATTTGTGCTGGAATAGACCTTGAAAGAAGAGGCGCTGGATTTACAAATACTTTTAACGACTTGATTTATGGTATTAATTATGCATTGACCGTTAATGCTGAGCATCAGTGGCTTTCTATCGGTGAACAGATCACAAGAGGAATTGGAAGAGGAATCAGCTCAGAAAACGCTATAGCCGGAGTTGAACAGGCTGCTAGAACGGTTGCTATTAGAGCTTCCAGAGCAGCAAGAGACGAACTGCAAATTAAATCGCCGTCCAGAGTGTTCATGCAAATCGGTAAATTCATCGATGAAGGCTTAGCAATAGGTCTTCGTAATTATTCAGGTTTAGCTGAAGATGCTTCAGGAGAAATGGCTTTAGGAACATTATCTCCCGTACAAGAAGCTATTCAGCAGCTGTCTGGAATGCTTGATGGCAGTATAGACATTAATCCTGTCATAACTCCTACTTTGGATTTGTCTCAGGTTAATGCTAGATCTGCAGCTCTTGCAAACATGTTTAATGGTCGTCAGATAGCTATTCAGGCTAGAAACGATGACCAGCAGGCAGAAATGATTACTCAGCTTGGCAATATTATAGCTGAGCAGAATGCAGAGCCTAAGTCAATCACATTCAATCAGACTAACAATAGCCCTAAAGCACTTAGCAGGACTGAGATCTATCGTCAGACTCGTAACGGTTTCTCACAACTTGTTAATGCTATTTCCTAATTTGTACCTCTTTTCTTTCTGTGCCTCTGCAGGTGTCACAGCTTGCAGAGGTCTTTTTATAGTAAAGGAGAAAATTCAAAATGATTAAAAAAGTGACGGTTTTTCAGAAGCCGGATAAGTCGGATGCCTTTACTATGGTACTTACAGATCCGACAAATGTTACAGATAAAACAGGTTTTGCCATCGATAATATAGACGGTCTTGGTCCTGTAGAGGCAGACATAAACACCACAGAGATGGTAGTAGATGGAGACCTGTTTAATTCGGCAAGAGTTGGTAAAAGGAATATTGTTATAGAACTGATATTCTATTCGGAGAGCGGTTCGGGTATAGAAAGCACACGCCAGTATTCCTACCAACTCTTTCCGATTAAAAAAAAAGTATGCATAGAGATAGAAGCAGATAATCGAACCGTTTGGACATATGGTTATGTTGAGAAGAATGAGCCGTTGATATTTAGTGACATGTGCAAGACACAAGTAAGCCTTATATGTCCAGACCCTAAATGGTACGACTCGAATGGTGATGTGACTACACCGATAATTCCGAATGCAAACACTACTATAGAGTATGAGGGTGAGGTAGAAACCGGTGGATATTTGACAATCACAATCGGTTCTGCAGTCGAAGCTCCGGTTCATGCTGGAGTTCCTGCTTTTACCATAACTTGTGCAAATCCTGACGGAGATGCGCAGTTAATAGATGTCTTTACACCTATTGGCGGTTTTGTTGAAGGTGACATCATAACCTTAACAAGTGTCCTCGGTAATAAGGGATGCATATGGACTGACACTGCTGATGCCGACCATAATGCATTAAACCTTATCAACCAGAATCCAGACTGGATTACATTTAAATCTGGTCTTAACACTATTCACATAAATGATCCTAATAATGCTATTAGTGAAGCAAGTTTTGTAAATCCTGTATGCTATGAAGGAGTTTAATCATGATAGAAATTTATGTTCTGAACTCCGAATTGGAGCGTATTGGAGTAATTGAGAAATACAGTTCTTTCATTTGGACTGACCGATACAACGACACCGGAGAGTTCGAACTTTGTTTACCAGTTACTTCCAAGTATGCCCAGAGCATAAAGAAAGATTACTTCTTGTCAATTCCAACTTCTGATCGGTTGATGATAGTTGAATCTATAAAAATCGAAACCGACAGCGAAGAAGGAAACACTTATAACATAACTGGGCGTTCTCTTGAGTCAATTCTCGATAGAAGAATAGTCTGGAAACAGACCCAGGTTAACGGATCTGTACAGAATGCACTTCATTCCATAATAAATGAAGCAATAATCAGTCCCGTCGACACAAGAAGACGAATAAATAATTTTGTATTTGTTCCAAGTGAAGATCTTAGGGTAACAACTGTCAATTACAGTCAGGTCGCTCAGTATATGGGTGACACAATTCTGGACATTGTTAAGAAGGTGTGTCAGGCATTTCATCTTGGGTTTAAGATAATTCAAAATGGATCAAATTTTGAGTTTTCTTTATTCGCTGGAACCGATAGAAGCTATGGCCAGACAGCCAATTCCTATGTGGTTTTCAGTCCGTCTCACGACAATCTTCTTTCAAGCAACTATCTCGAGTCAATTAAGAACTATAAGAATGTGCTGAGGATCGCTGGAGAAGGTGAAGGAGCAACTCAGACATTTATAACTCACTATTTGGAGTTTGATGATGATCATGCTTCAGAGAAAGTTGGCTTAGCAAGGAGAGAGATCTACATCGATTGTCATGATGTTAGCTCTATCACAAGTAGTAACACTGTAATGGATGTACAGCAGTATACAAATGTACTTGTCCAGAAGGGTGTTGAGAAACTTGTTGACCTTGTTCCTGAGACTGCTTTCGAAGGCGAGATTGATTCAACTATAATGTTTAAGTATCGCGAAGACTTTGACATAGGAGATATTTGTGAGATACGAAATGAGTATGGAATGAGCGACCAGGTTAGAGTTACTGAAGTTGTTCAGACCTGGGAAGCTGATGGATATTCTTGTATTCCTACTCTTGAGTCGAAGTCTAAAGAAGAAGGCGATACTTCTAGCGGAAGTTCAACGCAGACTACAATCACTGAAACTGTTGAAACAACTTCCAACACTCTTGCTACTGCAGGACTTGCTGTTAAGTGGACTGATCCTTATGGATCGTCAGAAGATGCTTCCATAACTTATTTGAGCCATTCAGATGTTAAGATGACAACTCAGTTAATGAGCATCAAATATTACAGCAGCACAAATCAGTGGCGGATTACAATTCTTAAAGATAATACATCTGTTTACAACAGGATTGATGGAACAACTGTTGTTTATAACAGAATGAGAACTATTGATTGGAACTATTCAGACCTTGTTAACTATGAGGTAAGTCATACAACTTAAGGAGACACTATGAGTAACATAGATAGGAAGTACGCTTACCATGATGATGGTGTTTTACCAGCTCAAGGGGAGTATGGGGTTACTTATCTAACCTTGTATTCTTCTGGGGCTGGAAATACTTATGATGGGTGGATTTGGGACCCTGACAGAATAAATTATTCAGAGACAGCCAGAACATTTGGTTACAGGAATCCGTCATATCCAGATTATTGTTGGGATGATGAGGTAGTGGTTGACCTTAGTAATGCTCAGGCAAGACAGGAAAGCTCGGACTTTGAGCAGGGAAGAATAACGTCGTTTAATACAAATGTTAGTAACGTTCCAATTGTCATTAATGACATAGACGTTACCGGTATGACAGAAGATGAAAGAGAAGCTAAAGCCACAACTATTCTCTTTACCGCAATACCGTTGGTTAAAGACTCGTATATTCATGCTGAAGTTGAAGTTCAGATGAAAATGAATCTTAGCCCTAATAATATAACTGGTAATATTAGGGTTGAAGCATTTTATATTTTAAACGATGAATCAGACAGAACAATGAGACCACACCCGGTTAATCATTATACCGTAACAAGAGATGATGAATACAATATTTTAAGACTTCTTTACTGGAATCCAGCACTTAAGCATGAAGTTTCTAATTATATTGGTGTTAAGCTTATTGTTACTGGAGGAACTGTTGAGATAGGTATTTCCGATAACCCGGAATATGGCGATGCGATCATAACTGTATCGTCAGCTGGTATGACTGGAGATAATATTTTTGACGATGTTCCGGTTTCTTTAAGTATTACTGGTAAAACATTAGTTCCTTATGGATATTTGTTTGATCCAAATGATTATGAGGTTCTTTGCGAGTATTCTAATGGAGATGTGTATGACGTTACGAAAATGTGCGATTACGTTCCTGCTCCCGGAGAAGCTATAACCGCACCAGTAGAGTTAATCGCAATGTATACAAGACTGTCAGCTAGTTTACAGATAGAGATAAGTCCTATCGTAGCTATAGAATTGAGCGGAATAACTCAGTTTTATAGCGAATATTATTTCGATTTGGATAACTATACTGTAATGGCTTTGTTTGAAAATGGTGATGAAATAGATGTTACGTATAATTGCACATATAACATAGCTGAAGGAACTTTGATAACCGAAGATACTACTCTTACTGCCGAATTGTATGTTGGATATATGCAGCAAACATTTACTGACAGTTTGAATATTGTAAAAATTAATTCTACTGCCAGAATCTCTGCAAGGTCTGGAGGATTAATTTATACTTTATATGATCATGAATCCACTGACGGGTTAATAGAAATAACAGGAGACGCCCATAGATCAACGAATGCCTCGGATGACGGCGACGATTATGATTATTGGTCTGAAGCCTATGATTCTATAGCCATTCCATCAGGAATATTAAATTATATACGCGATTTACATGGTGGTGAACAGAATCATGACGGCAAAGAAATGACGTATGTTCTTAAATGGGCTGCAAAAGGCCCAGTAAGTGGAATTTATTTATCAACATATGGCATAGCAATATCCGGTAATCAATTGCTACGGTTCTCACAGCCAAAGCATACATACGAGCCAGAAGAATTAACTTCTTTAAAGCGCTTAAGTGGTTTTTTATGTAAAAGACTAATAGATTTTAAAAAGTTAAAAATACGAGCTAAATATTCTGGATTAAAACAAAGAAGCGATTTAATGTATAATAGAATTGCGTTAGGTTTTTGCGGTCAAGAATATCTTACGAACGAAGACCTATCATTTCTGTATAGTGGACTAAATTTCTCAAAAATATCTGATATTCCAACAATTATAAATCCGTACAGGCATCAGATAGCTGAAGATGAATATGAGATAGGTGCTGATTATTCTCACATGTTTGCAAAATGCAAAAGTCTAGTTAGTATTTCTTTTCTTAACGAATGGCCATTAGAGATAATTCGATACGCAATTTATACTGATTTTATGTTTTACGAATTAGATAAGGTCAGCGATTTCGGATCTATAAAAAAGTGGTACATGCCTAAAGTTGTCAATGCTCAAGGCATGTTTGCACGTAGTGGAATACGATATTCGCCATTTACTCAATTGTATATAGGTTCTGATTCTACTAATTGGGAATATGGAGGACAAACCAAAAATGTTAATGCACAATGTATGTTTGCTGAATGCGATAACTTAACTAGTTTTCCGTCAAGAGTATTCCTTGGAGAATCATCTCATATTTATGACTGTACAAAGATGTTTATTAATTGCGTTAGTTTATCCGATATCAGTTCAATTTCTAATTGCAGCGGAATTAGAATCAAGGGTAAAGGAATGTTTTGCAACACATCGATTAGTAGTGGAGTTGGTTCTTTAAATACTTTATCAGATATAGATATAACAAAATCTTATTATGGTGAATATGATCCATCTGATTATTTCGATTATGATCCACAGGGGAGCGGAACTCAAACGGTACACGATAATTATCCACCGTTCATAGGATATAGAAATTGTGATAGATTTGAAAGAACAGGAACTAGCAATCCTCCAGTCATGACCGATGTATCAATGCTTAAGAAGCTTAGATATCACGAGACAACTGATCCATCAAGATGGCCAAACTATTTTCAATTTTTTCAATTAACGAACTATTGGAATGGGAAGCACAAACTCGTAAGGGAATATGCACCAATTCCAAGCGGGGCATTTCAGGGTCTTTATCAAGTTTATTGGGAGGATGATCTTGATAATAAACTTGTAAAAGTAATATTTAGAGAAGGCGGAGATAGAATACCTGGATGGTATAAGACTTTAATCGCTGAATCATTATTAGATTTTAGAAATAATGGATACACTTACGATCCAGATCCAATGTTTACTCACTATCAAATAATCGGATAAGGAGAAAATTCAAAATGGAAGATAGTATACTTTTCTCTGTAAAGAAATACCTCGGTATAGCCGATGAAGACAATGGTTTTGACCTCGATATAATTATGTCGATCAATACTGTATTCGGCATACTGACACAGCTGGGTGTCGGCCCCAAAGAGGGGTATGCTATCTCTGACAATTCAGCTAAATGGTCTGACTATCTCCAGGACAATAAACTCTTGGAGATGGTTAAGACCTATATGTACCTAAAAGTTAGAATGATATTTGATACACCCACTTCAGGTTCAATGAATTCTGCTCACGAGCAGCAGATAGCAGAGCTTGAATGGCGTATTAATGTCATGGTAGATCCTGGATTTGAGGAGGTACCTGATGATTGAATATACTGGTCACTTTAAAGTTATTCAGGATATTGTAAATTGGATTAATAATTATGCTCCGACGCCATCAGAAGATTCGAGATTTGAAGTTCATTCCTATACGGACGTCAATGGGAATACTGTTAATGCGTTATACCAGGTTTTGGAGGATGAGACATGAGTACCTTACCAGATAGTCCTATGATGCTTGACTCCACTGGTCAGGCTATGCTAACTAAACTTCAAGGAATAATTGAGGCTATAAACAACTCTGGTGGTGGAGGCGGATCTAGTACTCTTGCCGGATTGAATGACGTCGCAATATCTTCTCCGTCGAATGGTCAGATATTGTCGTATGACTCTTCAAGGTCTAAATGGATTAATTCTTCTGGCGGAGGAGGCTCTACACCTTTGTTTCTCATGCCAGAAAATTACAAAGATCATATAGACCCTCCAGATCCAGAATACCCAGACGAATATGTAAGTGGATATTTGTATGTCGTCGGTGAGTATTGTTACTATAATGGTAACGCATATAAGTGCAATACTGAAGTATGGTATGACTCTGATCATGGTCCCGTTGAATTTGATCCAGATTATTGGGATTTAATAGATAACGTTTTTAGTGAAATTCTATTAAAACCAGGAAAAAGAGATAAAAGAGAATATTCTCAATCAACTTACGGCAGTGAATCGTTTAACAGCACAAGTGTACCCTCATATTCTGCGGGTTCTCATATTGAGGGACGCGCGACACAAGCAAGCGGAGAAAACTCGCACGCTGAAGGTGATAATACCGAAGCAAATGGTAATGATTCTCATGCAGAAGGCTATTATACAAAAGCACGAGCAGCATATTCTCATGCTGAGGGATATTTATCAGAATCTACAGGACAATATTCTCACGCTGAAGGAAATTCTAGTATTTCTTCTGGAACTTGTTCTCATTCTGGAGGAAGAGGATCTAAGGCTAAAGGTGCATCATCGTTCGCTCACGGAGACGGAGTTAATTCTGAAAATGCTTATGAAGTTTCTTTTGGTAAGCATAATGTTTCCAGATCAAGTAGAAGTGATGTTAGCGAATATGATCCTAACGCTTCATATTACGTTAGGGGTCAGTTAGTCAAACATGACAATGACAGTCATATTTATAGTTGTAAACAAACTATAACGAGCCCTGGAGAATGGGACCCGACCAAATGGAACGATACGGGAGAAACATACGAAAACGATCCGAATAAAATCACAGCTTTTACAATTGGCAACGGAACTAGCACTAGCGATAGGCATAACTTATTAGAATTGAGTGCTAATGGTGCATTATATTTAAACGGCGTTCCTGCTATTGCAGTAACTCCTCCGTCGACCGACGGAACCTACACTCTTAAATGCACAGTAACAGACGGTGTTCCTACTTATTCATGGGTAGTTGATACATGAGTTACATTTCATTCAATCCCAACCCTAGACGTAATTCTGTAGGTGATTGCGTAATCCGAGCAATTTCAAAAGTTACAAATCAGGATTGGGATACAACTTATCTAGGTGTTGCATTACAAGGTTATATGGTCAAAGACATGCCCTCTTCGAACAATGTTTGGGGAGGGTATTTATATTCTAAAGGTTTTAACCGTTATGTAATACCTAATACTTGCCCAGATTGCTACACAATTAAAGATTTCTGCAAAGACTATCCAAAAGGAACATTTCTGCTAGCCACAGGTACTCATGCAGTTTCTGTTATAGATGGCAACTACTATGACACTTGGGATAGCGGAGATGAAGTGCCCATTTATTATTGGAGAAAGGAGACATAAATGGTGTGTCAGAACTACAATCAATTTCAGCCAAACTTTTACCCTCAGAATAATCCGGTTCAGACTCCAATCCAGAATAGGATTTTCAATGACAACCGAGTATTTGTTCAGGGTGAAGCTGGAGCCAATTCCTATCCTATTGGTGGAATGAACTCCATAGTTCAGCTTATGGATTCAGAGAATCAGATCTTTTATCTCAAATCAACTGATAACAATGGAATGATACAGCCTCTAAGGAAGTTTAAGTATGAAGAGATTCAGCCTGAACCTGAGGAATCACCATATGTTACCAAAGAAGAGCTTAATAAGAAGTTTGATGAACTGATGGCTGCTATAAACAACAAGCCTCATTATTATAACAATAATAAGAAGGGAGATAGGAATAATGAACAATCCAATTAATCCTATGAACTCTATGGGGCAGGAATATAGCCATTTTTGCCAGAATCCGATTCAGTATCTTGCCATGAGGCGAATTAACATTCCTCAGCAATTTCAAAATGACCCTCGTGGAGCGGTTCAGTATTTGCTGAATAATGGAACTATGCAGCAGAATGCATTCAATAGTTTTGCCCAGTTTTGCCAAAGCACAGGAATAAAAATTTAAGGAGGGATAGTGTATGTATAGAGGAACAACTCCGACTCTTGTATTGGAGTTGGACACCGAGTTATCTCTCGAAAATCTTGCAGAAATATGGGTTACTTTCAAGACATCTACCGTTGAAGTAACCAAGACCATAAATGATGTTATGGTAGATGACACATTAAAGACAATGACTGTTGTACTGACTCAGGAAGAAACTCTGAAATTATACAACGGGAATTGCATGGTTCAGGTTAGGTTCAGAGATCAGAACGATTTGGCTTATGCTACCACAATCGCTGATATTAATATTGGAAGGATACTTAAGGAAGGGGTGATTTAATATGTTACCTCTTGAAATTCATATTCCTCTAAAAATCGTGGACGAACCGGTTATTAAACTGAAAGTCAGCGATAGCGGTGGAGGAATATTCCCTATTTATTCTGGAGAAACAGTTATAACTCCTAAAGTTAAAGAGCAGACAGAACTTGAAACTGCTAAGAAGACTGTTCTCGAAAATATAATTGTTGAAGAAATTCCGTATTACGAAACTAGCAACATTAAAGGCATTACATTTATTATCGGAGGAAATTGACATGGCAATAAATAAAGTTGTGTTTGGAAACCAGACACTTATAGATCTTACTGCAGATACAATAACAGCTGCTGATCTTCAGAGCGGAGTAACAGCTCATGATGCCAGTGGCGCTGCCATAACTGGTACTAGCACTAAAGACAGCGATACATCTGACGCCACAGCACTTGTCGGCGAGATACTCAGTGGAAAGACTGCTTATGCTAGAGGAGTTCAGCTGACAGGTACAATGCCTAATAACGGCGCTATGGATGCTGATATTACCACAAAAGATCAGGTCGTATCAGTACCTCAGGGTTATCATGATGGATCTGGAACTGTTCAGATCGATGCTACTGAGCAGTCAAAAATTATTGCTGGAAATATTAAGGACGGTGTACAGATCCTTGGTGTATTAGGTACTTATACCGGCGAGGGTGTAACTGCTCAGACTAAGTCAGCAACTCCTTATACCACAGCTCAGACGATTCTTCCTGATGCAGGATATGATTATTTGGCAGAAGTAGACATTGCTGCAATTGCATATGTTGAAACTCCTAATGCTGCTGGAGGAAACACTGCTACTATAGGAACTGTTGCTCCGACTCCTTAATTGATATTTCTAAGATAGGAAGGGAGAAGATATGGCTATAAATAAAGTCGTTTATGGCGATCAGACATTAGTTGACCTTACTTCTGATACTGCTACAGCAGAAGACGTCGCCCAGGGTAAGACTTTTCATGATGCTAGCGGACAGCAGAGAACTGGATCGAATACTGGTTCTGGCGGTCATATTATTCAGAATGCTTCGGGTACTGATCTCGCACAAGAACCAAAACTCCAATTTGGTGGGATGCTGAAAGCAACCGATGACGCTACAAATGGTGTTACAAAGGTGTCTGATTTAGCCGAAGAAGTCGATTGGTCTACATGGAACGCTATGACAGAAGCACAGCGTACAGCTTATTCGACAGGAAAGAAACTTGATATTGTCAATGTTCCTTCCGTAAGTGGTTCTATTCCTGTAGAACTCATAAAGACGTTGTGGACTAATCCAGATCCGTCAGCAACTTTTGCGGCACAGAGTATTACTTTACCAAACGATGATTATGATTTTTTGCTTATTCTTGCTAATTTTTCAAATACAGTTACCGACACACAAGCCACTGCAATACTTGCAAAATCACAGGGTACTTATCTAAATGGTTCCCATACTGGTGGTTCTGCCTTCGGCGTTGCAAGAAGATGGATTAAGCATGATTCTGATACTTCTCTTATTGTAGAAGATGCATACTCCGCTACATCATCAAGTGCTGCTCAAACCATTACAAATGGTAGAATCATTCCTGTTGCTGTCTACGGCCTCAAATCCTCTGTAAATGTTGATATGTCAGCACTTGTAGCAAACGTATCAACTTCTGCAAGTAAGTGTATGCTCTCTGATGGTGAAACGAGTGTTGAGGATGCACTTACGGTGAACAATTTACAGCCATACATAAGCATTGCAAGTTACACAGAATCTAACCCTTATGTTTGTCCGTGTGATGGTTATTTTTCCGTTTCTTGTGCAAGTGGTGGTTCTATAACGGGAAGAGTCAGTAGTGCTACAAATGCAATATCCTTTATTACAGGAGCAACAATAGGAGGTATACCTTCGGCGGTATTTGTGAAAAAAGGTATGCGTATAAATGTTCGTTCATCTTCGGGAACAACTTACGCAGAGTTTTATCCATTAGAAGTATAAGGAGTAGCACATGAAAAATGTAGTAAGAGTAGAAAATGGTAGTATGATTTTTGGTCAAGGCGGTAGTGGTGGAAGTGGCGGTCACACAATTCAAAATGACAGCGGCACAGCTCTACCACAGGAATCAGCATTACAGTTTGTTGGGGTCTACTCCGAAGATGATTCTACCAATCATAAAACCAAGGTAAACATCGTTAGAGAAATGACCAAAGCACAGATGGATGCTTTAAGTACTGATGCTAAAAAAGGTGTGATTCATACAACCGATGAACCCGATAATCCTTATGAGGGTGATTATATCAAAATTGTTTACGACCAATATTTCACCTTAATAGGGACAGGGCTTGTCTATATAGACGTAGAGCAAGAATATCCCATGACAGGCTATAAACTGATAGGACTCGACATAGCATCAAATTCGGTCGGGTATACTATACAAGCAAGAATAAGAAGTGCGTCAAGAATCACTGGATTTGTTCAAAAAGCAAATGGGGGAGTGATTGCGACAGGCGAAACTATCCAAATTGGCGTCACCTTAATCTATTGTAAGTCATAAAGGAGAAACAATTATGTCAGCAATAATGAAAGGAACAGAGGTTATTGGTGGGTTGATAATGCCAATCACTAAGGAATCGGATTATGCGTTTAAACACGATGGCACCGAAGAGTATAGGGGAATAACCATAGAAAGATTCGGAAATGTCAGGACGCTTTCTTTTAACCAGCAGTATAATGTAAATATTTTATCTGGTTCCATATGCCGATCAGAAGGTTCTGGGGCTGTAGTTTTGGACGCTAAAGATTTGCCTAAAGCTTGGAAAACTGGATTAATAGTGTATATGGCAAGTTCTTCCTCTGATCTAACTGCCAATTATGTGTATACGGCTTTATGTATTATAACTAGCAGTGGAAGTGTTCAGATTAAGCCTATAGTAGATGGCGCATATGGATGGCATACAGATCCTAAAGCATTTCTACTTGGCTCTGTCACATATATGGTCTAAGTAAAGGAGGTGCAATCATGGCTTATTATGTAAATGGAATTTTAATAGGCGGTGCTAATACACTTCCTAAAATGACAATGGCAGAGTATTTAGCACTTCCTGTTAGTGAAAGACCAACTTATTGGGAATGCACTGATAAAGATTATGTTGATATTTCGGCAGAGAATGTGTCGTATGGCAGCGGAACAGTAGCAGATGCACTTGATGATTTGTTACTCATAACAAGTGGAACAGCAACAGGAGAAACAGGGAAAGTAACCATAAACACTCAGACAATTAAGAAGATGGGGAAGTTGGTTATTTTTACAATAGCCTTTACTTCCACTTCAGCCCTTGCACCATCCGATGTGGTTTTCACTCTACCGTGGACGCCTGATTCAAGATATGACTTTTTGGGGGTTGTCGCTTCTACGAAAATGTCTTGTACTTTTGCTACTATTTCAGCAAAACAAGTTCAGCTCAACGTAGGAACAATAAATAGCAGTGAAATCGTGTTTGTTTCGGGGTCATATATCACAACAGATTGAGGGTAAATCAATAAAAACTCTAATATCAGAGTTATTATAGATAGTCTATTCAGGAAAGGAGACACCTTAACTTTATTTATTGCTCGGGCACGCACGAGTGATATAGTAACTTATTAACCAATTTATATTTTTATAAAGGAGAAAAAATTATGTCTCTTACTGAAAATGGTGCTGGAAATGGAATGGTTATGCCTGTAGGTCCTATGTACGGTGGTAACGGTGGCTTCGGCGGATTTGGATGCGGCGATGGCTGGTGGGTTATCCTTTTCCTGTTTGCTCTTATGGGCAATAACGGCTGGGGCGGCTTCGGCGGCGGATCAGGAGAAATCTATCCTTGGATGAATCAGGCAAACCAGGTCAACGGCGGTTTCAGGGATCAGATGATCAATGACAATATTAACTCCATACGTGATGGTGTCTCCAATCTCCAGGTTGCAAACATGCAGCAGACTTTTGATATTTCAAGTCAGCTTGCTAATTGTTGCTGTGAAAATAGACTTGCTACTGCTAATCTTGGCGCTACCATTGCAAGTGAAGCATGTGCTACTCGTGCAAATGATACGCAGAATACCCAGTCTCTCCTTAACACAATTAATGGTGGTATTCAGTCTATTAAGGATCAGCTTTGCCAGGATAAGATCGATGCTAAGAATGATGAGATTTCTCAGCTTCGTCAGGAAATCCTCTATGCTAGAGGACAGGCTTCTCAGGTCCAGCAGAATGCAACCATCGTAAATGATATTTACAATCGTCTCAATCAGTGCCCTGTAGGAACAGTTCCTGTATATGGCGAGCAGCCAATCTTTACTTGCCGTAACAATGGAAACTGCGGATGCAACGGAAATACCTTTTTTAACTAATAGGAGGTATTGACTATGGCAGAATATTTAACAGCGAGCGACGTAACAGTTGCTCTCAATGGAACTATTCCATTTAGCACTGTTTCTATCCCTTGCAATAGTGGTAATGTTGTTCCTCTTGCAGCTGGGGTTCTTAATCTGAAAGGCAATACTCCTAACAGATTCGCCAGATACAATGTAAAAGTTAAGGCAAATGTTAAGATTCCTACTGGTGGAGCTGTCACTCCTATAGCTATAGGTATAACTGTAAACGGATCAATAATCCCTGAAAGCGTTGCAATCATAACGCCGGCAGCTGTAGAAGAGTATCAGTTTATAAACACTGATGCACCTATTACAGTACCTTGTGGATGTTGTGTATCTGTATCAGCAGTTTATGTAGATGGAACAGAAGATGATCCTGCTACTACACCCACACCGTCTATTGGAATTAGACGTAATGCGTCAATTACTGTAGATAGAATAGCATAAGGGAGGAGTTCGAGATGAACAGTTTAGATAATCTCAAGTCTGTTATCGAAAGAGAAATCGATAAAGTGACTAGTAAAGGTGAAATCACTCCTACCGAGATTAAGGCATTGGGTGACGCCGTTGATATTCTTAAGGATATCGAAACAATCTGTGCAATGAAGGAGTACGGTCAGGAAGACGACATGTACTCTATGGAGAATCGTGGATATTCTACAAGAAGAATGTCCAGATACCCCGGAATGTATCGTGATAGTTATTCATATGAAAACAGTTACGATAATATGAGATATGAAAATAATCGTAGTAATGGTCGTAACAGTTATGGTGGGCATGACGAAAAAGAAGAAATGATTTATAAGCTCGAGCATATGATGAATAATGCTAAGAATGATAAGGAACGCATGGCTTACGTTGACGCTATAGAATCGCTCAAACATAGTTGATACTTTCTTATTCAGAGCTCATAACCTTTCCAACCTTTCAAGAACGTTATGAATACCTTAAGCAGTCAGGGATTGTAGCAGAAGAGACCTTTGGCTCTCACAGATATTTAAATCAAGCTTATTACAGATCGCCTGAATGGAAATCGGTACGTAACCGCGTCATCATCCGCGATAATGGATGCGATTTAGGTATGGAAGGGTTTGAGATTAATGACCGGGTCTACATCCATCATATCAATCCGATAACCGAGAAAGATATTTTGGATCGTAGCCCGGCATTATTCGATTTGGAGAACTTGATTTGCGTTAGTTTCAATACACATCAAGCTATCCATTATGGCGACGAAAGCATGCTTCCAATAAATTATTTCAACGAACGAATGCCCGGCGACACTAGATTATGGTAAGGAGGGACTCAAATGAAGTGGCATGGAAAAATTGGATTTGAGACCCAGGTTGAGGTTTCTCTTGGCGAAAATAAAGCTACCGTCTGGAGACCTAAGATTGTAGAACGACATTACTATGGAGATGTTAATAGATTAATAAAAAGATACGATAACGGCGATAAGGTTAACAATGATATTTCCATTAACAACCAGTTTTCAGTCATAAGTGATCCGTTTGCTAATGAGAATTTCTTTAATATGAAATGGATTGAATGGGGAGGACGAAAATGGGAAGTTAAGGAAATAACTGTCGAGCCGCCTAGACTTACAATTAATATAGGAGGTGAATATAGAGATGGGAACAACGCTAGCTCTTCAAAACAAGCTTAAAGAAATACTCGGTTCCGATAACGTATATTTTCAGCCTCCTAGCAATTATCACATGACTTATCCTTGTTTTGTGTTTACAAGAGGGTCTGCAAATCACAATTACGCAAACAATAAAACTTTTAAATTTGTTCCAAGATATTCACTCACTTACATAAGTTATGATCCTGATCCGGACATAATTAAGCAGGTTGTTGAGAGCTTTGAGATGATTAAGTACGACAATCATTACGTGAGTGATAACCTGCAACATGACGTGTTTAGCTTGTATTGGTAAAGGGAGGTTACTATGCTATCTAACACTGCAACACCGTATTATTACGGTCAATTCCGGGATGCGGTATTAAGAGGAGAAATACCTGTTAACAGGGAAGTCTCAATGGAGATGAATAGAATTGATGAACTTATACGTGACCCGGATATTTACTATGATGATCGAGCAGTTGAGGCGTGGATAGCATTTTGCGAAGGAGAATTAACCTTAACCGACGGATCTGATTTATATTTGCTTGACACGTTCAAGTTGTGGGGGGAACAGATCTTTGGATGGTATTACTTTATAGAACGCTCTGTATTCGAGAAAAACCCTGATGGAACAGGTGGACATTACGTCCAGAAACAGGTTAAAACACGACTTATAAACAAACAGTACTTAATAATAGGAAGAGGTGCTGCAAAAACCCTGTATGAGAGTTGTATTCACGGCTACTATCTGGTGGCAGATAGGTCAACCACAAATCAGGTTACTACAGCACCGACCATTAGACAGGCTGACGAGGTTATGTCTTCGCTCAAGACAGCTATAACTCGTGCTAGAGGACCTGTGTTTAAGTTCCTAACTGCAGGATCAATTCAAAATACAACAGGAAATAGAGCTAATAGACCTAAATTGGCTTCTACAAAACTTGGAATACAGAATTTCCTGACGAATTCTAAGCTTGAAACGGTTCCTATGGATATTGATAAGCTTCAGGGTAGCAGATGTAAGATAGCTACAATTGATGAGTGGCTTTCTGGAGCTATTTCAGAAGATGTTATGACACCTTTGGAGCAGTCTTGTGCTAAGAATGCAATGCAGGGCGACGGTCATTGGCTTATAGTATCAACTTCGTCGGAAGGTACTGTAAGAAATGGCCCTGGTGACGACATTAAGATTGAGCTTACAAAGATATTACGTGGTGAATACTATAATCCGCATGTAAGCATATGGTGGTATAAGCTTGACAGTCTTGACGAGGTCGGTATGCCTGAAATGTGGCTTAAAGCAAATCCGAATCTTGGAAAGACGGTTAGCTATGAGACATATCAGCAGGAAGTAGAAAGAGCAGAAAATGTTCCAAGCGCCAGAAATGATATTTTAGCAAAGAGATTTGGAATACCTATGGAAGGTTTCACTTATTTCTTTACTTACGAAGAGACAAAAACGCAAAGACTGCATTCACTACGTGGTATGGGATGTGCTATGGGTGCAGACTTATCGCAGGGTGACGACTTCTGTTCGTTCTCGTTTTTGTTCCCTTTACCTGGCGGAGCATTTGCAATCAAGACAAGGAATTATATTTCAAGTAAGACATTGGACAAACTTCCTCAGGCTATGCGAATCAAGTATGAAGAGTTTATTAATGAAGGATCTTTGATTGTATTAAACGGTGTAATTCTTGACATAATGCAGGTTTATGACGAGTTGGACAATTTCATCACAAAGATGGAATACGATGTCAGATGCTTTGGATACGACCCGTATAATGCTAAAGAATTTGTAGAGAGATGGGCTTCCGAGAACGGGCCTTTTGGCATAGAGAAAGTCATTCAGGGAAGTAGAACCGAGTCTGTACCTCTTGGCGAGATCAAGAAGCTGGCTTTTGAAAAGCTATGGATATTTGATGAGGGGATAATGCAATTTGCCATGGGTAACTGCATCGTTATGGAAGATACAAATGGAAACCGTAAGCTTCTTAAGAAACGTTATGAAGCCAAGATTGACCCTGTAGCAAGTTCTATGGACGCTTTCATTGCTTACAAGAATAATCAAGACGCATTCGAATAGGAGGAATACCAATGGATCCAACAATAGCAGTGATTCTAACATCATCTGTAGTTGGCGTTACTATTTCAAGTTTATTTGCTTTTGTTCAATTTCTTATAAGTAGAAAAGACGAAAAGAAAAAGAATAAAGCAGAAGATTTAAAAGAAATAGAGGAGCGTTTAGAAAAAGTTTCTAATTTATGTATGGGATTGGCGTATGATCGAATAATCCATGTCGGATCTGGATATTTGAGTAGAGGCTGGATTACGATAGATGAACGTGAGGATTTCAGAAAGTATCTTTGGTCTCCTTATCATAATGCTGGCGGTAATGGATCCGGAGATGCCATGATGCATGCAATTGACGCTTTACCTATAAGAAAGGAGAAAAGTCATGAGTAACAAATGGTATGACCGTTTAAAATGGGTTGCAATTCTTGGACTTCCTGGACTTGCTAGTGCGATAAGAATTATATTTGCACTTTGGGGTCTTCCCTATGCTGATGCTATAGCTGGAACTATCGACGCAATAGCTTTTATGCTTGGCACTTGGCTCGGGATATCTCACATCCAGTATAAGAAGAAAGAGGAGGTAAAACCTAATGACAGCGAATGATATTTGTGAAAGAGCTAAAGCACTTGCTGCTTCGAAGACTCTTTATGTAAAAGGCGGAAATGGGCAGGTTCTTAATCAGAACAACAAGTTTAAGTTCACCGGAACCAATCCATATAACGCTAAGAGAACCAATATTATATTTGCAGCAAGTGAAGACACCCGTGCTTACGACGAGTTTGGAATGTTCGCCGAGATCAGCGGATACAAGTGTCGTGTTGTAGGCGAGGTTATGTATCTTTGCCATGATATTTCAAAGAATTTCTCGGAAATCGTACCTGGAGAAGTGGTATTTATGCCTGAAAGAATCGGCATATATGTTGGTGACGGTAAAGTTGTTACATGTAGCCCTAACGGAATTGGATACACAATTATAGACGGATGGGTTTCTCACGGTAAGATCGACGATGTTGTCTATTCTACAGATGTAGCCGAACCTGTAGAAGAGGAAGAGGAGGTGAAAGATGCCGAACCAGAAGAAAGCGAAGTGGAGTTATGTCCTAGCGGAACTGGGAGCGGGGATCGAGTGCAGCCACTGCCATCACAAACTAAAAGCTATGACCGTGGTCATGGGAGACGTCACCCTTGACACTTGTCCATTTTGTCAAGCAGAAATGGTTCCTATAGAGCAGCAGCTTCTCAATCGAATGAAAGATGAAGTAAATGATAGGTGGATGTGATAAGGAGACTCGTATGGCACAATTTACAATGAGAACAACCAAACCACAGAATATTCCTTACTACATTCGCAAAGCTGATGGTGGATATTCTGATGCTTGTAAAGGTAGACCTACCGATCCTAAAGCGACGGTACTTGCTAATTGCGTTGGATATGCTAATGGGCGTTTTGCAGAGATAATTGGAAAACCCTGTATAGAGTATCAACTTGTGTGCAATGCCGAGAACTTTATTGAAAGAGCAATGTCTATGGGACTCAAAATTTCAAACAAACCTACTCTTGGTGGAATTATGGTTTGGCAGAAAGGAAGCACTTTAGGTGGTAAGGATGGCGCAGGTCACGTCTGTGTTGTCGAGAAGATTGTCAACGAAAATAAGATCATTACAAGCGAATCTGGATACAACGCTAAGAATGCTTTCTGGACGCAAACAAGAACCAATGCAAATGGAAACTGGGGTGCTGGACCTGAGTACAAGTTTAGAGGCTGTATAATTAATCCTGCTGTAAACGAAGGATATTTTATAAATGGTTTTGACTATTCACCGGTATTTGATCCGACCTTTTATGCGGATAAGTATCCAGATTTAAAGAGTGCTTTCGGCGCAGATGCTAACGCATTATGGTTGCATTTCCAGCTTTTTGGCATGAACGAATTCCGTCAGGCATCAGCTGAATTTAATCCTCAGATCTATAAGGACCGTTATCCTGACCTTGCGTCCGCTTATGGCGATAATAATCCGATGTATTATCTGCATTATGTGATTTTTGGCAAAGCAGAAGGACGCACGGCAAACTAACTTAGTTGTTACTTATTAATATTTATAATAAAAGGAGGACATTATTATGTCAGCAAGAGGAGAAACAAGAACAAACAAAACAACTGGAAAGATTGAATTCCTTAACAGAGGTGTCGATCTCAGTGTAGGCGAGCCCAAGGATCTGTTCAAGGGAGACGCTGTTATAAGAGTATCAGATCTTAAGACTCTCGCAGAAGGCGCTGAAACCTATGCTGATTTTGTTGCTGCTATTGAAGCTCTGTAATCCATGATAGTCAAAGACTTGGTTGACTTAAGGTATGATACGCCTTTTGTCATAAAAGGAATTGAATACGGTCCAAAAGATATTCCACGTCCTGTACAATTGATGGTCGTGGATAAAGTCGATGTTAGGATGGATAAGGATGGTATATACAAGTCATTCATAGAAGTCTTGGACCATCCTTACACTAATCCTACATAAACCCAATAGAAACTGCGTAGTTATCACTCCTCCCTTAATTTATGGAAAATGATTCTGCCATATCATAAAAACATGATAACTACGCAGAGTGCCCGTAAAATGGGCCTTTCTTAGACTTGGTTAAGAGTGGTTAGGAACACTAAAACCTCCTACATTCCTACACCACTCCTATACCAAGTTGATATTTGATAGCAAAATTATTTACCCCTTTTCTTTTTTAACTTCGTAAAAATATTCAATAGTATTATGGTAACTATTGTTTGTTTTTATGGAGGTAAAAAATATGAGCGAACTATTATTAGCTTTAATAGCTTTGGCTGCAACTTTTTGTGCCATGGGACTTATTACCATAGCATTCGTTGTATTCAAGATATTTGTTGGATACAAGGAAATGTTTGGAAACGTCCTTGACTGGTATTTAGACGAAGCAATGCCGAAAGTTATGGAGAAAACAATCGGGAACTTGTTTAAAGACGAAGAAGAAACAAAGGAACAAAAGGAGGATAGGGCTGAATAAGCCCTCTTCCTTTTTTAATCGTAAAATTTATGAGTTATTTAATGAGAGAGTAAGAGGTAAAACTTAGACGATAAAAGTCTAGGTTTCTTGCACGCGCTATCTTGGAATTAATACCCAAGAGACCTATACGGCAAGTAGTTCGAGAGACGGGTTTGTATATGCGCGAAATAGTATGCAAGTTATTCTTACTCCTTTTCTTTTTCGTAAAATTTATGCATCCTTTAATGAAGAGAGTGAACGGTATGTGAAGTTTGAAGACCCAGAAGTGGGAACTAATCGGGATCGTGGCTGAGGAGAAATCCTGACAATTGGCCCATGATAAAATAACGACGATCGTCATTCTCGTACTTTTTTTATGTCGTAAAATTTTTGCATCCTTTAATGAGAGATATGGAAGTCTTTGAAGCACTGAGAGTGAAAACTCGAAGAAGAGCCCCTCGTGGGCGTTAGCAGATAACCTAAGTCTCTTTTTTATTTGTCGTAAAATTTTTGCATCCTTTAATGAAGAAGAAAGGAGGCGCTTTATGGCACTTATATTTGGAATGGTCGGATTTGTATTGATCGTTGTTTCTACGATAGCAATTGTCGTAGGAGCAATCAAATATGTATTCAGACATTTAAATGAGGACTGACGTTTAGTCCTCTTTTCTTTTCGTAATTATATTTTCTTCTTTTATGAAGGGAGACGGAAAGGACAAATTATGGAAAGAACTTGTGATTACATCAGAACAAAAATCGATAGAAATGGAACCGAGTATTATGACGTAACGTTTATTGTCAAGTCGACGAACATTCATGTAATGGATGAAATCAGGAAGAGACTTCGTGATTACAACGAGTTTTACAACTTCGGTGGACACACCGGATGCTTGTATGACACTAAGAATCACATGGTATTCTTCACTGTTGGAATTCCAGTAGGTGAAACGTTTTTAAATGACTGGGAATTCGACGTAGTCGATATATTCGATCAGATTGAAACAGAGATAGATGCACTTGAAGGTAAAGCAGTTTGAGACAAAATTATATTTTAAGTCTCCCTGTTTTTCTTTTCGTAAAAAAATGTACTCATATTATGAAGAGCAATGAGTGCTCTGATAAGAGAGGAGATTAATATGACATTAGCATATACTATCGTATTAGGAGTATTTTCAATAGTGATCTTTGGTCTTGGATATGCGTTTGGAGAATCCAAAGGTATGGAAGAGGGTAAAAGACGTGAAAGAGAACTCGAGGATATGAAACGTATGTGGAGAGAGTCTTAATTGGCTCTCTTCTCTTTTTCGTAATTTTTATTAACTATTTAATGAAGGAGGAATAGAGGATAAAGAGTAAGGCCGTAACTAAATTTATATTTACGGAGGAAACTATTATGGCAAATACTTACGACACAATTGAAATGGAACTTTATCGTGGAAAGACAATTGAGCAGATGCTCGATGAGATTCATGACGATGATAACTATAGAGAGAGTTTTAACAGGAAAGCACATAAAGAAGACGAGGAAGACTAAATCGAACATTGGTCTTGCTCTTTAAATCTTTTCGTAAAGAATTATATTTCTTTAATGGATACGAAAGGAGGATTTAATGTGGGAAGCAATAGCTCAAATGGCCGGGGTTATATTTCTATTTTTGGCGATATATTTAATACCAATAATAGCGATATTGCTGGGCATTGGCGGATTGATCGCCATCATTAAAAAGCTATGAAGTATGTAAGATGAGAGACTAACAAGTTGTTGGTCTCTTGTCTTTTTCGCAATTAATTTTGACTCTTTAATGAAGGCTATTAATCAGCACAGAAAGAGAGGACAATAAATGATTAAATATTTAGTATTTGCATACGTTGTTATTGGAGCTTTATATTTCTGTACTAACGTTTGCGCATTTTATTGGAGCGCTTATAGAAACAGTGTATTAGACATTATGCCTAACCCTGTATTCGACGGCGATTCAGCAAAAGACGTACGTGAAGATATTGAAGAAATGTTTGGACATAACGATGCAAAAATAGCTATGTTTTTATTCGGAGTAAGTTTTATTGGTGGAGCGATTTGGCCTATTGCTATATACAGCATAGTAAAAGCAGTCGTAAAAAAATAATGTTATGTAATGGAGAGTAGATTAATTCTGCTCTTCATTTCTTTTTGCAAACACACACATTAAGAAAAGAGGGTAAAACATGACAAACAAAGAGAAGTTCGTAGAGACATTTGGTGAGAGCAGTTACAACAATCTCGTAGGTGCGGCAAAGGAAGCTAATGCAATTGATATTTTTGTATGGCTTCTTGATAAGTATAAGGAACCTACCAAGGTCGATGCAGTTATGGTTGACGTAGCTGCCATGCATCCATCTATTCCAGAAGAGCCTAAGAAGCGTCGTTATAGAGGTTCTTTGACAGGAAGAGGATATGATCTCAAGTGGTATATCGATGCAGTAGAAGATTTTTATCTCGGAAAAGGTAAGAGTATCGATTTTAAGATGGAAGACGATCTTTCATCCGGTAAGAAAGTAAAAAGCATTGACGGCTTTAAGACCAGATGGCAAACGGCTGTGAATGAACTTGGTCTCAATGAAGAGATCTGGGTTCATAAGTATTATGCAGGTACTTGTAACGAATGTATATGCCTTGAGAAACCGAACTTCAAGAACTCTAAGGCTGCTGGATATTCTAATATGAGGTGAGATATGCAGGAAAATCTATATCGCGAGAAGAACGGTCAGTTATCGTTCACGCCGGTTCCTGATAGTAAGTACAAAGACACGTACAGCTATCACGGGCCGGTTTTCATTTTTGATAAGACCATAGCGCATGTCAAGTTAAAGACACAGGCAGTTAGTCTTGCTAAAGCATACTCAAATATGGTTTGGCAGGTTAAGAAGGAATTGGGCTATCAGCCTACTGCAAAGGTAACAATAAGCAAGAACTTAATTAAGAAGGAGGAACTTAAGTATGGGAAGAGTATTTAGTGGAGTTGCAATCATGGTTGCTATTTATGTGTCTTATAAGGTCGGAAAGTCTGATGGGCACAAGGAGGAAGCACTTCTGTGGAGAGCAGGATGCCGTAAGGAGGAGAAAAATGGAGCAGATAACTGAATGCTGTGCTCAATGCGGAATTAAGTTATTTGATCAGCCGTATGAAGGAATGAGTAGAAAGATATTTAGATCGTTCTACACCAAGGAAAAGAACGGTTCTAAGTACTATTTGTGTATAAAGTGTGCAGAGAATAAGAATTTAGAGGAGATAAAGAATGAATATAGCGACAGTGATTGCTGAGAGAAAGATGGGTAAGTCGATGTGGGATATAGCTGCAGATTTATATTTGGCAGATCATCCTGAAGTATCAAGAGAGACTATCGAAACAATAGGCGTTGAAAGAACTGCATTCGAGGACGTCTATCTTTACGGAAAAGGCGGTGTTGCTGACATAGTAATGGAGTACGAAAATGTCAGCGAAGACTGCAAATACGATCGTGACGGAGGAATGACACTAATCGCAGCAATAATCAGCAGTGCAGTTAAGGATTTCGGTGAGGCAGAGACTACTTATATTCTTAATAAGGATACAGGAAGACCGAATTCCATGCATTATAACACTGCTAAAAATTTCTTCTACAGCAAGCAGTACGAGTCTTACATGGATTGTCTGTCTAATAATCATAATTATCCCTTCGGCGATGACATGATCAATCTGTTGAAGACTCAGGCTAGAGAAGGACGCTGGATGAAGTTCAATCTCATGCGTTTTGCAACTGAGAAAGAAGCTCAGAAAATGATCGACAGTCATCCTAAGTATACCGAGGGAGCAAAGATATTCTATAGCAAAAAGGCTGGCTGCTATAAGATCAAGCTTCCTAATTATGATGTAGAAAAGAAGGAGGAAACAGCATGCTGACAGCTTTCTTGATATTTGCTCTGTCTCTGTCGATTGTTCTTAACATCTTGTTCATTTACAGGTTTTTTAAGACTAACGGAGAATTCTGGCTTGATGATAGAAATCCTGATGATATTAAGCCGGTTCTTCGCTTTGATCTTGACGAGTGGCTTAAGTTCAATTTTGTTGTCATAAAAGTGGTAAAAGAACCGTTTAAAGACAAGGATTCAGGCGACAAAGAACGTAAATAATTCCGGTTGTATTATGGTAACTATTAATCAGTTATGGAGGGACAACAATGGAAGGAATAAAACAACTGTTAAAAGATGTTATCATTCACGACTTGGAGTCTTGCATTGACGATCACTTTACAGACAGCGTCGATACGGAACCCACAACGAAGAACGCGTTTGAAAAGCGCAAGAATGTGAACGAGTTGTTAAAGACCCTAGACATGATTTCAACTCATGAACGTGAACTGGAGCTTAAAGAAAGAGAGCTCAAGGTACGTGAGAATGAATTGAAGCTTGGAATAGGTTCTGAGATCAATCGTTTCGCAGGAAACGCAGCGAACGCGGCTACGGATGTGTACCGTACGAACACAGCAGTAAAGCTGACAGCCACCGCAATGGACTTTGAGAAGGGTGGTAATATGTTCGCATCACAGGTGTCAAGAACAATTCCGGGCTTGATATCCAAAATGGTTAAGTAACCAAACCGAGAGGGCTTGAGAAATCAGGCTCTCTTAGTCTTTTATATTTAGAAAGGAGAAAAAATGGGTTTTAAAGGTGCATTACCGATCATATTAACTGGAATATCGGTCGTGTCTACAATTGCCTCTGTATTTTTAGCAATTGACGAGACACCTAAGGCCGTAAAACTGTTAGATGATCACAGATTAGAGATCGATCCTACAGGTGAGACTGATCTCACAACTAAAGAAAAGGTCAAGGATTATGCTCAGGTATACTGGCCTACGGCTGCAACGCTTGCACTGGCTGTAGGAACCGGTATAGCGTCATGTGCAGTGTCTCAGAGGCAGATTAAGGGTCTAATAGTCACCACAGCAGGTCTGTCAGCAGCATATGCAAAGCATAAAGACAAGATCAAAGAGATTATAGGCGAGGAAAAAGCTAAGCTTCTGGACAGTCAGGTCAAGGAAGAAATTGCGGAAGAACGTGAAGCATGTTTGCACGACGAGAATAAGTATTGGTTTTTTGAGCCGTTAAGCGAAACAGCATTTCAAATGACAATGGCTGAGTTCTACGACGCTAAATGTGAGGCTAATAAAGTACTTCATTTGAGCAACGAGGGCATAAAACTTGGTGATATTTTCCCTCAGGTAAGAAAAAATAGTCCTAAAGCAGCCAAATCTGTGTGGACAGAAGACTACATACTCGAGCACCAGGGAGGTTATAACTGGCTCGACATAGACTTCAAGCAGATCAATGTTCCTGGAACAGAAAATGCTCCAACGAACTGGGAAATTAACGGCGGAAGAGAAACTCGAGTAATCGAATACAGTATTTGGCCGTTAACTGAGAAGGTTGCAAAAGACTGTGGATATTTATCGCCAATTTATGAGTAGGAGGAGACATGAAAATAGCAAAAGGACTATTGAAAATCGGCAAAATAATTGTCGAGCATAGTCCTGAGATACTTACAGCATTCGGAATTGTCGGTTTTATATCCTCTACTGTATCCGCTGTTAAGAACACGCCTAAGGCATTAGAGGTTCTTGCGCAGGCGGAGGAAGAAAAAGGAGAAAAACTGACAGGAAAAGAGGTAGTTAAGCATACATGGAAGTTTTATATTTTCCCTGTAGTAATAACCATCCTGTCAATTGTATGTATTCTTGGGGCCAGGAAGATCGAAAATGGTAGAACCGCAGCACTCTTAACAGCCTGCAAAGTAACGGAGGAAGCGTCTCAGAAAATGGACGAAGCAACCCGCGAGGTTGTGGGCGAAAAAGAGTATAAAAAGATACAGCATAAGGTTGCTGAGAACAATCTCAAGGAAACTCCTTATGTTGAAGGCAATGTGGTCAATACGAGAACCGGTAATACTTTATATTATGAACCTTATTCAAATACATATTTGAGAGCTTCCAGGGACTTTATAGATAGAGGTTTGAATGTATTCAATAGGGATCTGTGGAATCGGCAAAGTGTGACCATCAATGACTATCTTGAGTGTTTTCAGCTTCCAAAGCTTGATCCCAGAACTACTGGAGCTATGGAATGGAGGCTCGAAGATGTAAATAAGGTATGTAAAGATGCACCGGAACTTATATTTGATTACTTTGAGATCGAAACAGGCGAGGTTTGTGGATATTTCAGGCCTGAAGTAGATCCTAAGGCGCCCAAATACAGAGAGTATTCGTAAAAAATACAGATTATTTAATGGGTACGTTGTAACTATTAACAGTTCATAGGAGGAAAATAGAATGAGCGAAAATTACACTGAACTTGGACAGAACACAGATCAGGAAATTGATCAGAACGAGGAGGCAAATGATATGGTAGAGAAGCATCCGGTAAAGGACTTCTTCGCTAAGCACAAGACAAAGATAATTGTCGGTGTTGTTGGAGCACTGGCATTTGTTGGAGGTATTGCACTTGGCGGAGCAGCAAAGAAGGAGGCTGATTCCCAGTCAGATTCCTCAGACGAGATCAATATGATCGAATCTGATGACTCTGCAGCAGACAATGTAATTGCTGAGGCTCAGGCTGAGGAAATTACTACAACTGAATAATCAACGACTAAAAGAGGATTAGAGAAATCTAGTCCTCTTTGCTTTTCGAAAGGATATTTAAATGGAAACGAGAATACCCAATAATTCTGATGCTTCAAAGACAGCATTAGAAAAGAAAGAGGATACACGAGTTGTAAATAAGCCGGTTGTTCAGTCGAAAGTTAAGCATCGTCTGACAATCGGAAAACTGTTCAGACAGACATTCATTCCTGAAGATGTGTCTGATGCAAAGGAGTACATGCTCACCGACATAATAATGCCGGCACTTAAGAACGGGATATTTGACACGGTGATGAATATTGTTGACTTCTGGAGAGGCGGCGGTGGAACTTATCGTCGTACATCAAATAGCAATTCATTTGCACCAAGATCGAGAGTAAGTCAGCAGTACGATTACAACAGAGTATCATCGTCAAGAATAGCTCCCAGTACGGCTCCTTCACAGGCAGCGAGCAAGTATTCTTATGACGATATCGTGATCGAGGATTATCCTGCAAATCAGGGTGGATCAGCAAAGGCAAGAGCTGACGCTGAATCTGTACTTGTGAGTATGCAGGGAATAATCGATAGATATTCTGTTGTGCGTATACAGGATCTGTATGATCTGGTTGGTCTCACAGGAAATCCTACAGATTATGACTATGGCTGGTCAAGTCTGAATGGAGCAACAGTACAAAGAGTATCTGGAGGATGGCTTCTGGTTCTTCCTAAAGCTATGCCTATAGATAATGTTTAAGGAGGTTTATATTTATGCATTTGCCATTTAAACTTGTGTCCGCAGTGTCAACTGTTGGACGAGTTCTGTATAAGAACGCACCTAAGATTATGGCTGTTGCAGGGGCAATAACTTCTGTTGCAGCAGTCGTAGAGGCCGTTAAGGCAACACCTAAGGCTATTGATATTCTTGAAGAGCATAAAGATATGGTTGACAAGATAAAGGAAGCCAAAAAGAGTAATAATCCTGATTACAGCATTAAAGATTATAAGCGCGACATGTTCGGTCAGTATGCAAGAACTATCGGAAAACTTGGACAGACTTACGGTAGGGCTATAGCACTTGAAAGTCTTTCTTTAAGTTTGTTTGTAGGTTCAGTTAAGATCTATGATCACAGAAATAAGGTTCTTACTTCAACTCTTCTGGCAACTGTTGACGCAGCTATGAGCGACAAGCAGAAGGTTTATGATGCTCTTGGAGAAGAGGAAGCAGATAAGATATTTAACGGTGTATCTGAGATAACCGAAGAGAAAGAAGTTGTTGACAAGAATGGTAAGACTAAAGTTGTCAAGGAAACCAAGAAGACTGCTTCGAGTGCCAGCATAGATCCTTTCTGTACAACTCTTTGGGTTGAAGGCGATCCTTATTGGGACCCCATTGAAGAGTGGAGAATTGATCACATTCTCGATGTTGCAAAGAACTATAACAGGAAGCTGTTCGGTAAGAAAGACGACAACGGCAGGTACTTGATCAATCCTAAGCCCAATGTAAGGGTTAACATGAATGATATTAACAAGTACTTCAAGGATGTCGACGACAAGGATTATTGGACTGAGGAGCATAATGTATCAGGATGGGACATTAATCACCCGGACGGAGAGATAAGAGCAAGATGGAAGAATGTAGCGGTTCCTGATCCTGAGAATCCCAAGGTTTTTCTTGATGGAATGCTTATAACTTGGAATACTGGCGGATCAATTTGTCCTTCATTGATATCTTAAGGAGGAACTATGAAAGGTGTAATAGGATTTATAGTAGGGGCTGTCGCTGGTGCGGCAGTCTCTTACTTTGTTACAAGTAAAATAGAGAGAACTAAGGCTAACGAGCAGATCGAAGCTGTTAAGGCTAAGATGACCGAGCTCAAAGAGGACAATGATATTCTCAGGGATGTCAGGCAGAAGGCAACCGCTAATTACAACAAGCCCTTTGAGCCTCTCGCTAAATTTGAAAAAGTAACAGAAGAAGCAAACAACAAAATTGACTACAATGAGATCTCCACAAATAAAGTAAAGAAGCCTCAGGTGGTTAAAGAAGATCAGGAAATTCACGAAGTTGATGAACATAGCTACTTCAATTATGTAACTAATAAAAAGTTCAATGAAGCAGCATACACGTTTTACCAGGGAGACGGAACACTCGTAGATGAGACATCTGGTATGCGTGTAATTAACCCCGAGAAGTATGTTGGCGAGCATGGAGTTGACGCTATGACTGACGCCTCAGTCGAAGAAGTGTTTTATGTAGATGAAGAGAACAAGATCGTTAACTGCATAAACATTTCTGAAGACTCATACTACGATGAAGACGACTCTGACGAGTACGAGTCTGAAGAATGATTCCTGAAGAAAAGTATTGTCGCAAGCTGATTTCAATCATATTTAAGAGCACGTATGGTTCTGAAACATACAATAACTTATTTATGCATTTATATTCTTGCGACTTTACCTGGCCTCGATCTGTTCCCAGAGATGAGAATAGAGCAGAGGATGGAATTAGATTACGTCGCGAATTGGGCTTTGGCGAAATATTACAAGACAAACCTTGTTCGATCCTTGAAATGTTAATAGCATTAGCCATTCGAATTGAGGAATGTTACATGCATGACCGTGAAAAAGGAGACAGAACATCACAATGGTTTTGGGAAATGCTTGTCAATATGGGTGTTGGAGCCCAGAGCGATCGTAATTATGATCCCGCCTACGTCAACTCTTGCATTGAGCGATTCATTAGGAGGGAATACGATGCTGATGGCGGGAATGGAGGAATATTTGTATTAGACAATCCGAGAGAAGATTTAAGAAATGTTGATATTTGGTATCAGGCGATGTGGTATGTAACCGAGATAAGCAATTACGAATAAGGGAGGGTTTATGCTTGATTTTTTAAGGATATGTAAAAAGTATCCTAAAAGAAATGAAGTCGAGATTTATCCGGACTTTCAAGTACTATTACCGAGCAATAAGCCCGTAAAAGATCTGATGATTAAAGGCGGAGACTTCTTTGCAATATGGGACGAAGAAACTAATCTTTGGTCGACAGATCCCTTTAGAGCTATCGCGTTAATTGACAACGAATTGGCTAAGTACGCCGAAGAGCACAAGAACGAAGATGGTGATTGCTTGGTTAAGGTATGTTATTTGAAGTATTCGTCTACTGGTTCCATAGACAAGTGGAATAAGTTCGTTAAAGGTCAGTGTCCTGATAACTGGCATACACTTGACAGTAAATTGATATTTTCAAATGACGAAACAAAGCGTTCTGATTATGCGAGTAAAAAGTTGCCGTATCCTTTGGAACAGATGGAGACTCCGTACTATCACGAGTTGATGTCTGTTTTATATTCTCCAGACGAACTGCGTAAGATCGAGTGGGCAATTGGCTCGATTATTAATGGAGACAGTAAGAAGATACAGAAGTTTGAAGTTCTTTATGGATCAGCTGGTACAGGTAAAGGAACTGTACTTGATATTATCAGCGAACTGTTTAAAGGCTATTGCTGCACATTTGAGGCAAAGGCATTAGGTTCTTCTAATTCGAGGTTTGCTCTTGAACCTTTGAAGGACAATCCTCTGGTAGCAATACAGTTTGACGGTGACCTGAGTAAGATCGAGGATAACACCAGACTTAACCAGCTTGTATCTCATGAAGCGATGCCCGTTGATACAAAGAACAAGTCGATCTACACAAATGCGTTTCATTGCTTCTTGTTCATGGGTACAAACAAACCTGTAAAGATTACAGATGCAAAGTCAGGACTTATAAGACGTTTAATTGATGTATCTCCAACTGGTAATAAAGTCCCTACTACACAGTATAACAAAGCCATGGACGCGATAATTAATTTTGAACTTCCTGGTATAGCATGGCATTGCAGAGAAATTTATGAAGAAGATCCGCATTATTATCAGAGTTATATTCCTGTAAACATGATCGGAGCTTCAAATGATTTCTATAACTTCATTGAAGATAGCTATGACGTGTTTAAGGCTGAAGACAGTACGACTTTAAAAGCAGCTTGGGAAATGTACAAAGTGTATTGTGAAGACGCTAGAGTGGGTTTTCCTTACAGTAAAAGAGCATTTAAAGAGGAGTTGAAGAACTATTTTGACAAGTATGAAGAGCGCGCACGAATTGATGAAATGAGCGTGTACAATTTATATTCTGGATTCAAGTTTAGCCTGGGAGGAGAAACTGAGAAAAAAGAATTAAAGAAGCTTTCCAAATCTGGAGAATGGTTAGATCTTACTTCGACAGAATCTTTGTTTGATATTTACTGTAAAGACTATCCGGCACAGTATTCCACGGCAGATGGTATACCTAGTCGAAAGTGGGTTAACTGCACGACTAAATTGTCGGATCTGGATACAACCCGTGAGCACTACGTCAAAGTTCCGGACAAAATTGTTACTATAGACTTTGACTTTAAAGATGAAAATGGCAATAAAGACCCTGAGAGGAATGCAGAAGAAGCGTCTAAATGGCCACCGACATATGCAGAATTCTCGAAGTCTGGAGCCGGCATTCATCTGGAGTACTTCTACAAAGGCGACACTAGTAAGTTGAGTGCTGTCTTTGCTCCAAACATAGAAGTAAAAGTATCTACAGGTAATAGCAGTTTAAGACGAAGACTCACGTATTGTAACAACCTGCCAATAGCTGAGATTCCTACTGGAATTCTGCCATTGAAAGGAGACAAAGACGTGACAAATTTTGAAGGTTTGGCAAATGAGAAGTCTATAAGAACTCTCATTAAACGAAACCTCAACAAAGAGTATCACGCAGGAACCAAACCGAGTATTGACTTTATCAAAAAGATATTGGACGACGCTTATGAATCCAATGTTAAGTACGATGTAAGTGACATGCATACAGATGTAGTAGCATTTGCTGCAGGTAGTACGCATCACGCATCAGAATGTGTGAAGCTTGTCGGTCAAATGAGGTTTAAATCTAAGGAGATTCTGGACGACGAAAAAGAATTATATCCTCAAGTCAATCCTCCTGATCCTACGTTGAAATTCTTTGACGTCGAGGTTTATCCCAATTTGTTCTTAATAAATTGGAAAGAGCATGGCAGCGGATTGGTAGTTAATCGAATGATCAATCCTACGCCAAAAGAAGTCGAAGACATAATGAAATACCTGCTGGTAGGTTTCAACTGTCGACGCTACGATAACCACATGCTGTTTGCTCGCATGATGGGATATTCTAACGAGCAGCTGTTCAACCTGTCACAGAAGATAATAGCAAAGGGCGATAAGGATGCTTTCTTTAGTGAGGCATATAACGTAAGCCACACTGATATTTACGATTATTGCGCTAAGAAACAGTCACTTAAGAAGTGGGAAATTGAGCTCTTTCTTATTATCAAAAAAGCCAGAAAGCTCAGAGCTAGCGGAATGTCCATGGAAGATATTTCCAAGAAAGTTAAAGCAAGTGTTTTCTTCCTTGAGAAATGGATAGATGTAGACATTAAGCATATGGAAATGAGTATTCCTTGGGATAAGCCTGTTCCTGAAAATATGTGGGAACAGGTTGCTGAATACTGTGATAATGACGTTATAGTCACCGAAGCTGTATTCGACTTCACTCAAGGTGATTTCCTTGCAAGAGAAATCCTGGCAGATCTTGCTGGTGGTACAGTAAACGATACGACCAATACGCTTACAACCCGATTGATATTTGGCGCAAATCGTAAGCCTCAGGACCACTTTAACTACCGTTTTCTTGGCGAAAAACCTAAAGGACCAAGCTTTACTTGGAAAGACGTTATGCCTTATGCAAAAGGCGAAACTGATGTTAAGCCTAAAGGACAAGTATGGTTCGATGGCTATGAGTTTAAAGACGGTGTAAGTACTTATCGTGGTTACGAGGTAGGTGAAGGCGGTCGTGTCTATGCTAATCCTGGTACGTATGGTAGAGCAAAGACGTTTGATGTGGCATCACAGCATCCGCACAGTATTCTTGCGGAAATCCTGTTTGGTGACGAGTATACTGAGAACTTCAAAGAGCTTGTTGAAGCACGTGTTGATATTAAGCACAAAGACTTTGAAAGGGCTGGAAAGAGATTTGGCGGAAGACTTGCCAAGTATCTGACAGATCCTGATCAGGCTAAGACACTTGCACAGGCACTGAAGATAGCAATCAACTCAGTATATGGTTTAACTGCAGCTAAGTTCATTAACGCATTCCGTGATCCTCGCAACATTGACAACATTGTTGCAAAACGTGGTGCTTTGTTCATGATCGATCTGCAGCTTGCTGTTGAATCACTTGGGTATAAAGTCATTCACATTAAGACAGACTCAATTAAGATCCATCATCCTGATGAGTTCATTGAGAATTTCGTTATGAGATTCGGAGAATGTTATGGTTACACATTTGAAGTTGAGGACGAATGGGATCGTATATGTCTTGTGAATGATGCTGTATTCATTGGTCACACCGAGGAAGGCTGGAAAGCTACAGGTGCCGAGTTCCAGCAGCCGTATGTGTTCAAGACGCTGTTTACTCACGAAGACATCGAATTTGACGATCTCTGTGAAACCAAATCTGTATCCAAGGGCGCTTTATATTTGGATATGGAAGACGGTAATGAGATGAGATTCGTTGGTCGTGTTGGTCAGTTCTGTCCTATGAAACACGGCGGAATTCTTTACAGAGTTGACGGTGGTAAGAGCTATGCAGCAGCCGGAACAAAGGGTTACAGATGGCTTGAATCAAGCATGGTTGAAAATCTTGGTAAGGAAGATGACATTGATATTTCTTACTATGAGAAAATGGCTCATGATGCTATGGGCAGTATTGTTGCATTCGGCAACTACGATGACTTCGTAGACTTGTCGAAACCTTATGAGTATGAGGTGCCTTCTTCCGAGGAGGTACCTTTTATGAATCCTCCAGTAGACACAGTTCCTCTGGAGTTACCATTTAAATAATATATTTAAGGAGAATTTAAAATGAAGAGACATAAGCTTGAAATTATTGGCGGACAGATTGATTGGAAGAACTTTGCAGGTGCTGAGAGAACTGCTAATGTTAATGGCCGTATGCAGGTCGTTAATGCAGAGGGTAAGCGTGGATTCGCAGCTATCATCGATCCTGAGAACAGCGAAGTATATTTCGATGACGAGCCTATCACCGATCCTGATTTCGGTCAGACCCTGGCAAATATGGGCTATCGTGTGTCTGTAAGACCTGGACGTGAAGAGGGAGACCGCCCTACATACAGACTCCCTGTAGAAGTCAGATACCCTGATGATAAGTCGGATAATCCGAGATACGTTCCTCAGATGTACCTCGTTAAGCCCGGCAGGAAGCCCATTCTTCTCGATGAAAACTCAGTCCACCAGCTCGATGAGGTTGATATTCTCAAAGCAAATCTCTGCATCACGAATAGCACCTCAATCGATCGTAACACCGGTGAGGAGAGAGCTAAGACCTGGTGTAACGAAGCTTATTTCTGGATTAACCAGTCTCGTATCTCAATGGAATTCGAAGACCTCCCCGAAGAGTAAGGAAACCACAAATGAGAATAAAAATGACCTTGGTCTTGACCTTGGCATTTATATTTCTCTGCGGATTTAGAAGTAAAAACCCAAATTATGTAGAGTTCGTAGAAGAAGGAGTGATTGTTCACGGAGCAGTCACTCCTTTATATTTTACTGCTCAAGAGAGAACAGATCTCATGGGCATAGCTACTAGTGAAGCAGGAAATCAAGGTGTCAAAGGAATGGCCTTAGTTATGAGAGTTGTTCTTAATCGTGTTGGGTATGACGGCTACGGTGACGATATACACTCTGTGATATTTGCCACGGGTCAATTTGCAACAGCAGGAATGCCTACGAATAACTTCAGTAAAGAGTGTGAAGTTGCAATGCACTGGATTCAATACGGTTGGGATGAATCTCAAGGAGCATTATATTTTTGTGCAGATGGTTACAATGGTCCAGTTCCGTTGTTTCAATACTTAGGACACTGGTTTAGTACTAAATGAGAGGGTTAATAACATGTTCAAATTGAAGGAAGACCGTAAAGTTCCATTGTCTAGGCATGAGATAGAATGCTGCCAGTGCCACAAAAAAGTAAGCAAATGCTATCTCAAGCAGGAAGACGAAGAGTCATTTAAAGATCTGTTTTGCATGTGTCCTGATTGCTTTGTTGAGTTCATTGAACAGTATCGAAAGGAGAAATGATATTTATGTTCATGGGAGTAACATTTGTCACATTTGGTAAGAGCAATGCCGAGGCTGACAAGGAATTAAGAGCGATAATCAATACCAATAACATTAAGCTTCTGGCTGAAAATACAGAACATCCAAACACCTGCGTCGTGACGTTTCTTGACGATACACCTAGCGGGTTGATCAAAGGATCATATGAAGAGATGTCAAAGATCCTGTATGGATTTAACAGGAAGCTGAATTCGTAATTATATATTCTCCTATTATGACAGAATTGTCGGAAAGGAGAGTACTAAAATGGTGAATAACAATATTGTACTAGACGATGATATTTTTAAATGTGCAAAGCTTTATAAACAGCTTGAAGAGATTATGCATGGTTATAATTCGTTATCGACTTTGGAAGAAATACATAGAAAAAGCGGTAATGAATTATTAAACACTAATAAATCTTCTTCAGACTATACGAGAATGTTTGCACACGCATTTAATGAACTGATCATTGATTATGTACAGAGCGGTGAAGAACCATAAGTAAAGACGATTTGTAATGAATCAAGAGGGCTTGATATTTATCAGGCTCTCTTATTCTTTTTGAAGGAAAGGGGCGCATATGATTTATCCAGGACATAGAAATGCTAAAGGATGTAAGAGAACAAGTTGGAAGGACGAATGTAAAAGACATGGAGTTGAATGCTACCTGGTATACCGATATAAGAATGAGATCCGTGTGAGACATGGTATTAAGAACGGAACATTTTTCCCAGATAATCACCCTACTTGGATGACTGGTATACCTGATCAATATATGACCGTATCTAGTAATGGCAAGGTCTTGGTGAAGAATGAAAATGATATTCTTGAGGCTGTTGAAATGCTGAGAGAACATTATCGAAAGAAGGTTGAGAATGTGAAACATACTTCAAACACTACTACTAAAAATATTATCGAATGTGTTGAAGGAAAGGGGTACGTGTGGAAATGAACATGACAGGATTTGAACGACTTATGCGTACGTTAAAAGGTCTGGCTACGGCTTACGGCATTTATATACTTATTGATAGTAGTGGAGTCTATTTATATCATGAGAAAAACTTAAGACGTTGCAAGAAAGTTCCTCCTGAAGCGATAGATAATGAAATAGCATTTGAGGAGTTCATAAAAGAATTTATAAAGGAGGTAAAAAATGCTGACCACAATAAGTCAGAACGTACCGATTTGTCCAGAATGCAAAGCGATGATGCATAAGCGACAGTACGGTAATCATGTGTATTATATTTGCTCAGATTGTAAGTCTATCTGGAAGGTTTTGGATAACGGGCAATCAGAGATAGAGCTTGTGATAACAAATAATCAGTTTGATACAGTTAAAGACTTTTATATACAGGGTCATGAAGACGGAGCTGAAATGATGAAGGTATTTTATGAATTGGATGAGGAGGAGAAAGGGGAAATGAATGGCGAGCTTTGACGAAGTGTTCAATCATATAGAGACATTTAGGCATAAAGTAACCGAGGACTACGAGAAATTTATATTTGAAATGATCCATCCTTATTGCGAGGAAGTAATTCAGCAGATCATTCCTAAGGAATTGCTTTCTAGGGCTTTGACGACTTATAGAGCCGAGCATCCTGAGGAATGGGATATGATTATGGAAAAGTATATTTCACATACAGAAAGGGGTATTGACGATGAAGACGATAATTAAGAACACAATGGTAGATCCTATAGAGATGACTTGTGATGAGTGTAAGTCTGTATTTTCTTACAACTATCAGGACATAGAGTTGGAGAAGGAGTATCCTATATTTTCTCTTGGAGCAAGATATACTCGTTTTGTCACATGTCCGGTATGCAAGCACAGGATCGATATGGATAGAGTAGAAGTGGAGGTGAGTGCTGATGAATGATATTAAATTAAAGCCTTGCCCTTTCTGTGGTAGCACGGCAAGCGTTTGGGGCGTTAATGGATATGAGTTTTATTCCGTTGAATGTGATAATGAAGAATGTGGATGCTCTTATGGCGATAACTTACAGTTAGGTTTTGAAGAAGTTATAGAAGCATGGAATAAAAGAATTGGAGGTGAGTGAATGAATAGGGAGTTAGCAAAATTAACTGTAAGAAAATTAGCAGATTATTACGATAAGGTGGCAACTGCGCTTGAAGAGGCAGGATTTGTATTAGTGATTGAGTCAGATACTTTAACAGAAAGATATTATATTGTTGCAGAAAAGGATGAAGAGGAATGAAATATACATCAGATTTATTGACAGTTTCCTTTGACAGCGGATTTAATGATGGATCAGGATTGTGCGTTGCTCGGAAATGTGGAGAAAAAACCATTGTGTTGAAAATGGAATTAGGAGAGCAGGCAGACATCTTATATCGTCTTTTAACCGAACAAATGACAAAGGCTGAGATTAAGAAAGAAAGTGAGGACGTGGTGGTTGCTAATAAAAACCTATGTGATTCTTGCACAACTAAGAACTGTATATTTCAATCAGGAATAGTTAGAAACCATTGTGATTTTTACAAGGCAGAAAGCGAGGAAAACTAATGAGCTACGAAACAGAAGATAAAATGGTGAGTCATCCGGATCATTATAAGTCCGGTAAGTATGAGGTGATTGATATTATTGACGAGTTCACTAAGGACTTGTCAGGTACAGAAGCTGTGTGTACGGCTAATGCGATTAAGTATATTCTCAGATGGAAAAAGAAGAATGGTATTCAGGATGTAAAGAAGGCTATTTGGTATCTGCAGCACTTGGTGGATAAGGAGGAAGAGAGACATAAAAAAGAAGAGTTTGTAGATAAAGCTATTGAATGCGTTAAAGAAAATTCAATATATGGAATTCAGGAGGAAGTCGAGAAGAAAGGCATTGACGACGAACCTGATAAGCTGAATCTTCGTAAGAATGCAGCAGGCGTTTATATTCCTGAGGACACAACTAAAGTGCCTTCGTTTCAGCAGGTTGCAGTTGCAGCAAGTGTTATTACCAATTACTGTGAAAGTAGGACTTTGTGTGGTGATTGTCCGTTCTTTGATCCAGATGCTAATGATGTATCTTGTAAATTCAGACTTCATTCACCTAATGCTTGGCGTATTTCACCTAAGGATATTTCATAAAAGAAGAGAGGTAAATAATTATGGAAGTAACATTTAGTATTCTGGTTGCGGTAACGTTGATACTAATAGCGATTCTGATAGCGTTGATATTCTATTCGTTAGATCTGAGGAAAAACTGCAGAAAGCTGTTTGAATCAAATAAGAATATTCTTAAAGAGAATGATCAGCTTATAAAAGACGTGTCGAAATATATGGAAGAACTGCACCTAAGCTGTGATGATGCAGTTTACTGGGAAGATAAATACAAGAAGTTAAAGATTCAGTGCGAGTCAGTTCAGAAAGACAAGCCAATGGTCATAGAGGCATCATATAACATTGACCACATACGTTCATGCATATCTGTTCCTAGAAAAATTGCTAAAAACATAGAAACCATGGATGACAAGGATTTGTTTGACCTCGAAAAATCAATGGAGAAATATATTAAGGAAGCTGTTGTCAGTGATCTTCTTTACTACTGCAACTACGAGGTTTCTTATGAGGTATTTAACGATTCGTATTCGTTCCTTATTGATATTCCCGTAGCAAGGAAGACTGATATGGAATCTAAGTATATGCAGGCTGAGAGATTCTATCCAATGGTTGATATTTTTAATGGTCTTACTAAGGAAGTAGGAGGTAAATAATTATGGAAGAAAAGAGATGCGTATATTGCAAGTATATTAATTCTAACTACGAAGATGAACCCTGTAAGTCATGTAATAATATGCACTCGAAATTTGAACAGAGGAGTGGCGGATTCAAACCGGGTGACATATTAGTCGAGAAAAACGATATAGATACAATAAGAAGTCTTTATATTTATCTGCGTAATAATTGGGTTTTGTATGTACCGAATTATGTCACTGTTAGTTCAAGTTATATTTTAAGAATTCCATGGCGCCTGAAGGACTATATGGTTGATAAACTTATAGCAGATAGCTTTGCCGCATGGAAAGATTATTTTAACTTGGAATATGCCAGTCAGGAAGTTATTAAAATACATGATAACAGAGCGAAGGAACTTTATGCCTATGAGTCTTTTAGTGATTGGTTTTCTGAATTGATTAATAAAGAACCTGAGAAAATTGAAATTGATGAGACATTCCATCTGCCTAAAAGAAGCACTACTGATCCTAAGACCGTTTACAAGCATCTGGAAAAAGTGTTCACTACTCCGAACATGATCAAAGATGTGATCTTCCGTGATCCGGCTACTATTATATTCTGGGAGGACGGTACTAAGACTGTCGTAAAAACTCAGGATGGCGAGGAATACGATAAGGAAAAAGGATTTGCGATGGCTGTGTGTAAGAAGGTGTTTGGTAACGAAAGAGATTACTATCATGTATTTAAGCGCTGGATGAGAAAAGGAAAAGAGGTAAAGAAGGAGGAATAACATGTTAAAAGCTATAGTAACAGTTCTGGATGAAAACGATAGAATAATCCAGGCTAATAGATTGATATTTGAGACTGATTTGGGTACGCCAGTTGGTTTTGGCATTGAGCACGATTTTCATTTTAAGATTGTCACTGCGGATGAAGAAATGATAAAGGAACTTACTACTCCTAGTGTTGATGAGATTCGTGAAATGGTGATGGGAGGAATACAGAATGAACAAAGATGATATTTTGATAGTTAAATACCCGTTCTTGATGAAGAATGATCAGGCTACGAAACTGTATGAGAGCATTCTTAAGCAGAAGGAAAACGGTGTGATTATCCTTCCTGATTACTGCGAGGTTGTGATTGCTCCGAAAGATACTGAGATCAAGACTCGCGGAGATGGATGGACATGCATGAAGCTGGATGAACAGGATAAGCATGAATATACTAATGAAGAATTAGCTGAGGCTTTTAATAACGGAAGAGGAGGTTGATATTTATGGCAAGACCTAAGAAAGAAAATCCTAAAGATATTCAGTATCGAGTTAGACTTGATGCTGAGACTGCAGCAGAGCTTGAGAGTCTTCGTAAGCAATCCGGTATGTGTAAAGCCTGGATCATACGTGAACTTATTCATAGAGCTTACAAATTAAGTATCCTGAAGACTGGATTTATCGAGTCATTTAGGGATAGTTTATTAGCAAGAAATAAGGAGGAATGATATGTTACGTTTAGATTTAAAAGATAATCGCAAAACCGTTTTGTTTATTGATCCTATGAAAGACATTAATATCAGTATTAATAATAAAGGATCATGCTACGAATTACACATCGAGACCAATTCTGACGTATGCTTTGCCGTATATGAGTCAGAAGAAGATCGTGATGCAGCTTATGAGTATGTTCTTAATAAGATTAATGAAGACTTATTCCCTCAGAAGGAGTCTGCACAATCTAAGAACATTCATGGTATTGAGAGAATGACATTTGGGTCATATGACATATAACTTATAAAGATATTTGCTTGGGGAACCGTTCGTGTTCGTTAGGCGTGGAAATCGAGCGGCAGACTACTTGGGAGCAAGAGGTCATAGGGTAGTCAATTAAGGAAAGGAGAAATAGAAATGAGCAATAGAGTAAAAGAAAACGCTGATCTCCTATCAGTAATCATAAAGAATAAGAAAGAAAAAGGCACAAGTGAAGAGCTTATTTGTTGGAATCTTGGAACAATAGCAAGTTTGCTTTCTGATATTTCTGTGTCTCTTGCTGTGATAGCGGATAAATTGGATAAGGATGAATGGAAAGAAATGGAGTAAATCATATGCCCGAACTATACGAACATCAGAAGAAAGCGCTTCTGAATATGCATAACGGTTGTATTCTGGCTGGTGGCGTTGGTTCGGGCAAGTCCCGGACTGCGCTGGAATACTATCATAGGAATCATTCGAATCTTAAGCTTTACATTATCACCACTGCTAAGAAGCGTGATGAGATGGAATGGGAACAGGAGATTTTATATTTTCCTCGCATGAAGGCTGAGGTAGTGGATAGCTGGAATAATATTAAGAAGTACTCGCAAGTTACGGGTGCATTCTTTATATTTGACGAAGATCGTATTACTGGCACTGGTGCATGGGTGAAAGCATTTCTTAAGATTGCTAAGGCTAACAAATGGATTGTGCTATCTGCTACACCTGGTGATTGCTGGACTGACTATGTTCCTATCTTTATAGCTAATGGATATTTTAGGAATCGTACTGAATTCAATCAGAAGCATGTTATATGGAATCGTTATACTACCTTTCCTAAAATTGACGGCTATGTTCACACTGGATATTTGAATGGCTTGAGACGAAAGATACTCGTACCTATGGACTTTGAAAGGAAGACGGTAAGACATCATGAAGATATTTATTGTTCGTATTCGCTTGCTGATTATAAGCGTGTTATTAAGGATCGCTGGGACATCTTTAAAGAAGAACCATTCCAAAATGCTGGAGCGATGTGCTATTGCCTCAGGAAAATTGTTAATTCTGACCGTTCAAGACTTGACGCATTATATGAAATTGCGGAACGGAAGGGAAAAGTTGTTATATTCTACAATTACGATTACGAACTTGAACTCATTAAAAGGCGATTTAATGGCGGATCTTATGAAATTGCAGAATGGAATGGACATAAGCATCAAGAGATTCCTATTAATAGTGACCGCTGGATCTATCTCGTGCAATACAATTCTGGGTCAGAAGGATGGAATTGTATTCTTACCGACACGATTGTATTCTACTCTCAAAGCTACTCGTATAAACAGACAGAACAAGCTGCAGGACGAATTGACCGAATTAATACTCCATTCGTCGATTTATATTTTTACCATTTGAAGTCGCGGGCAGGGATTGATTTGGCTATTAGTAGGGCTCTTTCGGATAAAAAGAATTTCAACGAATCGGCGTGGGTTAAAGGAATGTCGTAAATAATTCATCTCGTTTTATGAAGGAGGTGAAAACTATGAATTGGGAATTTATATTTGAACTGGCTTTAGCATTCTTTTTGAGTGAAGTATTTGGAGGGATCTTAAGCGGAATAATAAATGGCATAAGAAAGTCCATAAGACACGAAAAAGCTGCTAAGAATGGAGTAATCAAAAAGGAAAGAACCAAGATACTTGGATTCACTGACAGGAGTAATGAGGAAACTAAGGGCTGATATTTGGCCCTTTTCCTTTTGAATCGTAAATAATACATATTATTTAATGAAGAGAAAGGAGGGTATACTATGGGTATACGTGTTAAGAGCGACAGTAACTATTATTATTGGTTCGTAGGTGGAATGCCTGCAGATAAATTTGGGAAATGGTTTAATAGACATCCTGGATTTGATCACGCAGAGATTTCCAATGCTGATGGACGAATGGTAGTTAAGTTGGCAAAGAAATATGTAACTGGAGACCTACTTTAATTCAAAGTAAGAGCTTGATTGATATTTGATCAGGCTCTTTTCTTTTTGCAATCGTAAAAATTATTAGGTATTTAATGGATAACTTATAAACAATCATGTTTTCTAAATAAGGAGGAATGAACATGAGTAAGAAGCAGATGACCGAAGAAGAGAGAGCACAGAGAGAACTCGAAAAGATCAACCGAAAGCATAAGAGACAGGAAAGGCTCGATAAGTTTAAGGATGGTCTTGCAGAAGTTGGCGGAGCAATGCTTCCGATCGTAGCGCCATTAGCGCTGATGATTGGGGTAAGCGTAGTCAGTTCAAGCAAGGCAACCCGTAAGCAGAACGAGCAGCTTGATCTCCTTGCTAAAGGTAAGGGTTTCGAGGGAAGAAAGGACCCTCGCTTCGTGGCTGCGATGTACGATGACAGCCTCAAAATTGAGAAAAAGAATGAGGATTTGGAGGAATCCGAGGGGTGATTAACCTGTAATTAATCAAGGATTAAGGGTCGAAAAGGCCCTTTTTCCTTTTATTTTTTTGTGTTGTTTTTGTGTTGTTTTTGTGTTGTTTTTGAAAACTTGAAAATTGAAAATGATATTTTTGGTGAAAAATGGCCAAAAAATGGGGTTTTGTGTTGTTTTGTGTTGTTTTTGTGTTGTTTTTATTTGAAAAACAACACAGCTGAAACCCGCATGGATACTGGGTTTGCGGGGTTTTGTGTTGTTTTGTTATTTTTTTTTTATACTTTTATAAAAAAATAATAAAAAAATATAGGAGAAAGTAAAAAAAAAAAAAAAAAAAAAAAAAAGGAAAAAAATAAATTTTTTCTTTTTTTTTTTTAAATTTTAAAAAAAAAAGAAAATGTAAAAGAA